AATAAGAAGGAGATTGATGCAATGAAAACAACAGATAGAAAATTACAAGATCAATTCAGATCAAGTAATACAAGAGAAGATGGAATGATAAATCTTGGAGATAAATCTAGTAATGATAGAAAGTCTTGTTATCATGTAGGAGATATAATGATGCGTTCTGCTCAAATGCTTAGAATGTGTGAAATAGAAGATTTAAAAGAGTTAGATTTAAACTTTGATATTTATTCGGCTATGTTAAATAAAAAAATAAACGATAAATCAGGTGTAACCGAAGAAGAAAATAACAAACTTGCAGAACATATATTACAAGCTGATGTAGACAGATTATTTGATGCAGATGTAATAATAGCTGAAGCATTGCATTCAAGTATAGGTTCTTTATGTGAACTAGGTATATTACATGGATGGCAAACAGCTAGTGAAAAGTTAGATGAAATATTAACTAAAAACACAACAACTACAGAAAAAATAGTTGAGATACAAGAGCTAAAAGATAAAATGGATAAAGATATATATGTGCATTCTTGGGATTTAAGAACAACAGATCTAAATGAAGCTAAATGGAGAAGAAGTCATTCTATAAATCAGTTATTGTATGGAATGATAATGCGATTAGCAACTGATGGAGATATACTTTCTTGGGAAGCAATCTTAGAAAAATTAGAAGAAAGATATAAATAATATTAAAAGGAGAATAGATTATGACAGAGATTAAAAATATAATCAGCAAAACAACATTTGCAGAAAAAATAGTAACTATATTAGGAATATTAACTTTAATATATATACAATTAACAACCGACAGTAGTTTCATAGCATTAACCACAGCATGTTTGGGAATTGCATATGTACTACTAGTTAAATATAAATCTAAACATGCAATGACTATAGGAGCTATACAATGTGCTTTATATGCAATATTAGCTTTCCAAAATAGAGTATTTGGTGATGTAATTCTAAACACATATAACGTTTGTTTTTTAACTTATGGATATTTCCAATGGTCTAAAAATTCAAATGGAGATGAAGTTGAAACTAGAAAATTAACTAAAAAACAACTAATAATATTAATCGCAGCTACTATAGGTATTTATTCAATAATGACACTTATATTAATAAAGTTACAAAGTTACAATCCATATCTAGATGCATTTAATACTACTTTTAGTTGTATAGCAATGTTTTTATGCACTACTAGATTTTCTGCACAATGGTTCTATTGGAACTGTACTAATATATCAAGTTTAATATTATATACTTCATTATGGATATCAGGATCAAATGTATTGCCTATGGCCATAATGTTCAGCTTATACTTACTTAACTCATTACATGCGACTTACATCTGGTATAAAAAATAATTAACAAGGTTTAGATTAATTTTTAAACCTTTAATATTAGAGGGTAGTGAACAGAATATGTATAAGATTCAAGGGCTCAAGAAAAGTGGGAGAGAATTAGACCTAGATTATTCAGATTATAATATAGCTAAATTTGAGTTTGAATGTTTCCAACTAAATAATATATCTCAGTATTTAGTGTTATACAAAGTAGAAGGTACTGGGATGGAACAGTTAGATTTATATATAAATAATTAAAAAGGAGATTATTATATGTATGGGGAGTATGTATGGAAAGTAAACATGATAGATGGAAGTTATTTTTTAATTTATTCTGATGAACACAATATAGTTAAATTCATGCAAGATATACTACCTAGAAATGGAGTAGAAACAATAAGCCCATTTAAATGTGCTAAATCTTATGTAGCTGGGGATTACTATAAGTATAATTCAGTTGTAATAGTAGGTAGTAAAGTTTCAAGTGTAGAATATTATATTGATGAAGAGGATAACAAATAAAACTACAGTTTTATTTACATATTATACAAATTGGAAAGAGGAGAATGTTATGAAAACACCGTTTAATTGGGTCGGAAACAAATATAATTATATAGATACTATAAATGATGTCATAAAAAATAAAAAATATAATAAAGTTGTAGATATGTTTATGGGTAGTGGGAATATCATCTTAAATTTAGATTGTGAAGCAAATGAATTCATAGGAAATGATAAACAAAGATTGCTACCATTATTGTATAAATCAATAAATAAAAGTTCAGGTATGTTTGATTTCTTAGAACTTAGAAATATAATTACTAAGTGGAATAACTTCAGTAACAAACAAGATTATTATGATTTTAGAAAATATTGGAATATAAAATATAATAGAAATCAATTCGATAGAGAATTTATATATGAAACGGCTTTGTTGTTAAAAATGTGTAGTAATTCTATGGTTAGATTTAACAAGCAAGGAGAATTTAATCAAGGATTTAGAGGCTTAGGGAATAAGAAAGAGTTCTTTGGTGAATCTATGATAGAGTTAATCGTAAACGGATTAAACGAATTGGATAGTAGTTTATGCGACAGAGAATATAAATTTACCAACTATGATATGATTGACGTAAAATATAATAGAGATGATTTGTTAATATTAGATCCTCCGTATATACTTAGACAAGATATGTACAGTCAAGATTTTTCTGTTAAGCATGATGATTATCTGCTAGATATCCTAAAGAAAAAAGAAGTTGACTTTATATATTTTAACTATATAGAGAGAGATAATTTTACTCACACTAAATTATATGAATTATTAAATAGTGATTCGGAATTAAGAGTAATCGAACTATCAAATAAAACAAAATCAGGGCAAGGGGCAAAAGATGTAAAAGAAGTAAGAGAAATTATGATAACCAATATAAAGGAGAATAATTAAATGGGGTTAATATATATAAATACTTGGTGTAGACATTGTAAAAGCGATAATATAATACATGCATACAACGAAAAATTAAACGATATAATGTGTTGTTGTATGGAGTGTTATAATAGAGGGATTCTAAAAGAATTTGATTATGAAATTGACGGAGATACTGAGGTATAAGCATACGAACTTTATACTTTAAGAGGTGAGATTTATGAGTAGTAAGATTATAAAAATACTGACACATATAATTGTAATAATATTATATGTAATATCTTTATTAGTAGCATTAGGTGTAATATATACAGGGTTAAACAGTCTAATAGGATTAATAACAGCTTTTAATATAAAAGATTTAGTTACATTCTTATTAGTAGTCATATTTTTCTATTGGATTATTAAAACAAGTTGACATATTATACAAATTAGTTTATTATATACTTAAGAGGGTAATACTTCTTAAGTATTTTTATTTGGGGGGTAAATATGAATATAGAAGAACAAATAAGAAGATACATCTACAAACAAGTAGATAGACTAAGAGTAAAAGGTGATTCGGTAAAATTACAATGTGTATATCCTGATATCATTCAATATGTATTAGGAGATAGCGAAGAACCATATGAATTAAATGGTTATGATTGTGATTACTGGATGACTATTGGTAAGTATGATATAAATGGATCAATGAAATTTGGAACTGCTACTGTTACGTTGATAGAGGATAAATAATGAAAGAATGATTTTATAGGAGGATATATTATGAAATTTAATTTTAAGAAAAAATGTAAGGATGTAAAAGTTGGAGATATGATATTTAGTCATGCAAGTGAAAGTTATTATATGATAGTAAAAGAATTTACCCCTTCATGTTATAAATATAAATTATTGTGTTTAAATGATGCAACAATAACATTCAAAAGTTTTGAATGTGTAGATGATATATTAGACCCTCTTTTTAGTTCAGGACAATACGATGTAATACCAAATGAAGATATAGTATTAAGTAATTCAAATTAGGGGGTATATTATGTACGGTAAAAATTTTGATATGATATATAATAGTAAAATGTTTGCTAATAAAGAGTTTTTATATCAACATATAATTGAGAATATGGTATTAAATAATCGTGGAGAAGAATTTGGATCCACGCTTATATTAACTAAAGACAAAAACTTAATATGGGATATAATGGAAGGAATTAGAAAAATAAAAAACATAGAAATAAAAGATAACAGTTGGAGGAGTGATTGTTCTACTATTATATACCAATACATAATTCCTAGAACAGATAAGATTAGTGTAAATAAAATTGAAATACTTCATTATGATGATAATAAAATTGAAGCTTCTGATTATGGTTGTCTACGTGGATATAGATATAGAACTCTAATACTAGATGTAGACAAAGATACAATTAAAAATATGAATAAAGAAATTTGGGAAAGAAGACTATTGTGTGGTCATAGACCTATAGAAGATAACTATACTGATGCAAAAATATTTATATATTAAAGAGGAATAATATGAGTTGTAAATTTTGTGAAGGATTATTCGATGAAGAATATAAAATGATTTGGAATATGAGAAGTTCATATGCTGACGATAATTTCTGTGAAAAAGTTTTAAATAATACTTGTGAAAATTGCCAAGAATGCAATGTTGATTATATTTTAAATGGATGGAAAAGTAAAGAAACAGGAAATACATATATTCAATGTAATTATAAGTTTAATAACGGAGACATAATTATGTGGAATTATACTGAACCTTTAAGGATAAACTATTGTCCTTATTGTGCTAGACAGTTAGCCAACGATTTAGTTAATTACGAAGATATAGGAAATCATATATCAGATATAGAAAATGATAAATGTGAGTCATGGAATTATGAAGATTATAAAATTAAAAAAGAATTTAATATAGAATAGTGATTTACAGGAGGAGAACTATGGAGAAGGTAATTGATTTTGAAGATAAAGGAATTAAATTTGTGCTATTAGGAAGAGGAGATTATTTAATAGACGGAGAAGTAGTATCCGTAGATTCCTATGAAAAATCTAAAATAGGAGTTAAAGATGAGAACAATATACGAAAAATAAGAAATACAACAGTAATAGATCACTACATAAATGTAGAAGATAATACGTCTATAAGTAAATATGAATATGAAGAAAGAAAAAGTGAATTATTGAAGCATAGAACTTTAAATGAATATGAAGAAGATGTTTGGGATAGCTTAGAGAACGAATTTAATTATAGAAAATTCATACAAACTTGGGACAGGATCGACAAAGATATTCAAGTTATAAGTGAGCCGATATTAGTAGAGAAGGTTGTTCTTAAATATAATACAGGAAATGATTTTATAAAAAATGCATATCTAAATGGTGGAGATATATCATACTGTGATTTATATGTTTACAACAGACACAAAGCTTATCTACACATAGTTGAAGAATGTTTTGATGAGCTTAATATGACATATGAAGAAGATTGTGGACATGAATATACAAAAAATAAAAAAATATGGTCTAACTCTAATCATTCAGGGATAAGGTATGTTGAAGCGTTTGGTGGTTATGTTTTTGGCGACGAATTTAAGAACATACATAGTTCTAGAGGAACTTATGAGGAAATGCTTGGAATGTATGAAAAGGACAGAAATTCAATAAGAAAAATAATAAGAAATAGATATATAACTCCCTTTGGAAATGTAGATGAAAATAAGGTAGACTTTAAACTGCTTCTAAAAGACCTATATTCACTTAGAGAAAATATTAATTCTATTGAATCTAAAAAGAGTACCTGGAGTAGTCAAAATGCTGCAAATAGAAAAGTTAATGAAATAATAAATTATTTAGAAAATAAATTTGAATAGGAGAATAAATATGGAGAAGAATAGAAATTTTATAGTTAAGTGTGGAAACTGTGGGAATGAAGCGGTTTTAGTTGATAAGATAGATACTTTTTCAACACAAATTCAGATAATCGCTGCGAGGGATTTTTCATTACAAATAAATTGTGAAGTCTGTGAAAATTCAATAGAAGCAGAATAAAATCAGACTTTTTTGGGTTATAGGGAGAAAATAATTATGAATAAATATCAAAAAAGATTACATAAAGAAATTAAAAATTATATGGAATATTATTATATAGATAGAGAAGAATATGCAAAAGTAAAATTCATTCTTAAGAATTTTACTAATTATACGTCAGAAAAACCTTGTTCTAATTGCTGCAATAATTTAAAATGTTCAAAAGTAAAAAATAAAATAATTTGGTGCGAAGATAGATTGTAAATAAAATTTTACTTTTATTATAAAATATGGACATATTATACAAATTATATTATAATATAGTTAGGATTTAAGTTTCCTGACTATGTTTTTATTTTAGGAGGAAATTATGAATAGCTGTTTAAACATTAAAGATATTGTGAATCAAATGAATGTAGAATATAGTTCGATAGAAAGACAATTAGATAAAATATCTAAATCAATATTTACTATACATAAAGATACAGATTTAATTAGTCATGAGATAATGGAGTTATCGACTGAATTAGAAAACTTAGGGATATCTTTAAATGAATTAAATGAAAGGATTTTAAACTAATGAAAAAAGTAATAATACCAGTTACAGTAATGTTAGGGATGACAGCTTTTGGAATTAAAGAATATAATAATTATCAGAATAAACAACTTATAAATAGAATAAGAAAGTCAGAATACAATCCTCAAACTATGATAGAAGTTAAATTACAGGAAAAAAGAAAACAAGAGGAAATGGATAATAAAATTCAAAAACAAAAAGAAGAATTAGTAGAATATATAGGTAGTGATGAATATAAGCTACGAGAAGAAACAAGAAGTTGGAGATTACCAAGAGGGATATCTATAGACCAATTACAACCTATAATGATGGAAATTAGTTATTATAGTGATTTAGCTATAGAAAATTCAAAATATGGAAATATAACAGCTACAGGAAAAACATTACAAAATGGCATGATAGCTAATAATCATCTTGATTTTGGAACAAATGTATACATAGAAGGCGAAGGAATGAAAGTTGTTGAAGATAGAGGTAATAGCAAATATTTTTCAACAGTAGCAGCTTGTGACGTATTCGTTCCAAGGGTACCAGGAGAAAATAATACCGAATATTTTAACAGGGTAAATGCAAAGGGAAGACATTATAAACAAGCATACATAATCAAGGAGAGTTAATTATGACACCAATAAAGGGAAACATTACAGCTAGGATAAATTAATATTCTAGCTTATTTTTATTGACATATTATAAAAATTATACTATAATTATAGTATATTAACAAAGGAGGACATTTATGGGAGTAAGAAAAAATATACATCTCAAGTTTGAAGAGATAGAAGAAAAACATGGGAGAATAACTAAAAGTATCTTTGTGATATCTCACTGGATTATGGAAAGTAAGAGATTTGAATGGATGAGTAAGAAGTTTCACAATAAAGACACATTAAATTATATATGGGAACACAGAAATGCTGCAATAGAAGAAATGTTAAAAACTGATTTATTTGATATTAAGATACATAAACCTAATGATAATGCAGATTTATGGTTATATGTATTGTACATAGAAAGGGAGGGGATGAAAGTTAATTTAACTATTCCGTATCATAGATATAAAAAATACATAAATAAAGATCATTCTGAATTAGAAGAAACAGATTGGAATGAAGATACATTATATTTAAATGACATAAAGTGCTTTTATGGTAAAAGATTTAAACTGGGGTTCATAATTGAAAATATTGATAAAAGCAGAAATAAACTAATAGAAAAAATGAATGAAATATAAACGAAAGGATGATTAGATGAAGAAGTTAAGATACTACTATGGTTGCATGAATAGTATGAAGAGTTCTACATTATTACTAAAATCATATCAGTTTGAATCTTCAGGATGTAAAGTATTATTATTCAAACCAGCGTTTGATAGTAGAGATTATGGTGAAATAAGATCTAGGGCTATTACATATGGTAGAGAATGTAATGTATTTACAAAAGATGTAAATCTTGTGGATATGGTATTAAGTATACCAGATATAAAATCTGATAGGGTTGTATTATTCTTTGATGAAATTAACTTTATGACTAAAGAACAAATAAGACAACTTTGGACATTAAGCAAATATCATAATATGGATATATTCTGTTATGGATTAAAATTAAGTTATAACAATAAACTGTTTGAAGCTTCAGAAGAATTGTTGATATTAGCAGATACAGTTGAAGAGATAAAAAGTATGTGTAGTAGATGTGATAATAAAGCTACAACACATTTAAGATTAATAGACGATGTACCAGTATTTGAAGGCGAAGATAAGATAATAGGTGATATATCTGGAACTGAAAGATATGAAAGTGTATGTCAAGTTTGTTACCATAAAGAATACGATAAAAGGAGATAAGAATATGAATGACAAAGAATTAATAAAACTAATAGACAATTTAACTTTAGCAGCTTTAAGATATGAGTTAGCAAAACAAAATATGGATAAAGCAGAAGAAGCATTAGATAGATTATCAGAGAAATTCAATAATGAAATAAATAATATTAGAGCTGAATTATCAACCAACATTGAACTTGTTAATAAAATTGAATTAGTTAGCAAAATATTTTATGATCTTGAATTGGGTAAAATATTACAGTAGGATATATTTTGTATATATAATAGGTATGTTTTAGGTATGTAAAATTTTAATACAGAGATGATTTATACAAAAGATAATTAAAAAACATAATATTTTATATATACATTGGATATGTTTTGTATATGTAATGTATAAAATCAATATTTTATTGAAAGAGGGATAATGCTATGAGTAGGAAATCAGAAATTAAAAAATTAGAAAAGAGATTAGAACTATTAAAAAGTGAAGAAGTCCTAATGGATAGAATACTTGAAGATACTGTTGAAAAGATTGAAGATATAATACCTCATAAGTTAAAAGGAACTTTAAAAAATAAAGGACTTAAAAGTAGAGTAAGATATAGACTTCAAGCTATAAGAAAAGGAACTACTGTTATATGTAGAATTACTGATGAGAATGAACTCGTATTATTAGGAGAAGGTATTGCTAGATGTCATAAAAATGATAAATTTGATGTTGGAATAGGATTTGCTATAGCACAAATTAGAGCAAAAGCTGATTGGACTAACAAATCTGAAGATAATTTTATAAAAAGAATGAATATAAACTAACAAATAAAACTTAGATTTTATTAACATATTATACAAATTATAAATAGGGAGGATATTAACAAATGAGTAAAAAATTAAGAGTATTTGAAGCCTTTTCGGGCTACGGATCACAATCAATGTCTTTAAGAGACTTAGAAGTGAATCACGAAGTAGTTGGAATATCAGAAATAGACCCAGATGCAATAATAGCTTATGGTAGTATAAGGTATAACCTAGATGATTTACACATAGATAAAACTCACGAAGAAATGAGAACAGAATTAATGACTAAAAACATAGGTAAGGATTTTAAAACTGGAAAATCTAAAATACCTAGAATGAAAAAATCTAAATTAGAAATGTTATATAAATTTAGTGAAGCATCAAATAATTTTGGAGATATAAGTATAATAAATCCTAGTGATTTACCTAATTTTGATTATTTTACTTACTCATTTCCATGTACCGATATATCTGTAGCTGGAAGAATGGAAGGAATAACAAAAGGGCAAACAAGAAGTGGTTTATTATACGAATGTGAGAAGATAATAGAAGCCAAAAGACCAAAATATCTATTAATGGAGAATGTAAAAAACTTAGTAGGTAAGCAATTCATAAATCAGTTTAAAGAGTGGTGTGAGTATTTGGAATCATTAGGATATACGAACTATCATAATAATTACAAATGTCTTAATGCAAAAGATTTTGGTATAGCACAAAATAGAAAACGAATATTTATGATTTCGATATTAGGTGAACATAAACCATATGAATTTCCAAAAGGTTTTAAATTAGAAAAAAGATTAAAAGATTTCTTAGATACTGATATTGAAGATAAATATTATTTATCAGATGAAATACAAAAGAGATTTAAGCAAACTAAAAAAGATGATGGTAAAAGTAATATTATAGGTACTACAGCTCCCGAATTTAGAACTATAGGCCAAAGGGATTTAGTGTATGGTAATGAATCGTGTGCCGATGGCACACTTGTAGCGACGGATTATAAGCAGCCTAAACAAATTATAGATTATGCGGATCGTATAGGTGGGTGTTTTGATACAGATGAAAGTAAACATCAAGCTGGAAGCGTATGGAGTAAAAATGGATTATCCCCTACGCTAGATACAATGCAAGGTGGATATAGACAACCTCTTGTAACAGAAGAAATAAATATAGAAAAAGTTGGACACCTGGATTGTAAAGGATGGCATGAAATAGAAACTAGAGTACATTCAACTAATGGATTAGCTCCAACTGTAGAAACTAGAAATAGAGCAAAATATTTTGAATCTAATTTTAAAATAAGAAAATTAACACCAAGAGAATGTTTAAGATTAATGGGTGTTAGCGATAGAGATATAACTAAAATGCAATCAGTAGGATTATCAGATAGCTCATTATATAAATTAGCTGGTAATAGTATAGTAAAACAAGTGTTAGATGCATTACATAGAAATATGTTTTTAGAAAAAGGAACGTTTCCCACCAGTAGTAAATAATAGCGATAAAAAATAATATCAATAGGTAACGCTAGTACAGGGAATTCACAAGCAGGTAAAATTTATTCAATTAATGGTATATTCACAACAATATGTGCTTGTACTCATGGATACGCTATAGGTTATATATTAGATGACACAAAGTTTAATTATTAGATTTGCTAGAATAAAATACTTCTTTTATGTTGTATTAAATATTAATAAGCAAGTTATAAGGGACTTCAATATACCCTTATTAACATATTATAAAAATTAAGGAGAGGGTTGATAAGATGAAAGTAATCAAAAGAGATGGATCAGTCGTTGGATTTGATAAATCTAAAATCGAAAAAGCTATAAACAAAAGTGCTGAAAGAGTAATGATAAATTTAACTAATGAAGATATTGATAAAGTATGTAGGTCAGTTAAGGATAGTTGTAAAGATTTAAAAGAAATCCATGTAGATAAATTACACAATATGGTCGAAATAGCTTTAGACAAAGTTGACAAAGAAGTCGCTAAGAGTTATAGAGAATATAGAAATTATAAAAAAGACTTCGTAGGAATGTTAGATGAAGTATATCTTAAAGCACAAAAGATAATGTATTTAGGTGACAAAGAAAATAGCAACACAGATAGTACGCTAGTATCTACTAAGAGAAGTTTAATATACAACGAATTAAATAAAGAATTATACAATAAATTCTTCCTTAATACAGAAGAAAAACAAGCGTGTAGAGATGGATATATATATGTACATGACAAATCAGCAAGACGTGATACCATGAATTGTTGTTTATTTGATACTAAGGCTGTAATGACAGGTGGTTTTGAAATGGGTAATATGTGGTACAATGAACCTAAATCCATTGATACAGCATGTGATGTATTAGGAGATATAATAATGATGTCTGCCTCAATGCAATACGGTAAATAGATTGCCGTAGTAAAACCTTTGTGAACCTAGAAATCTAGGGTGTAACACTTACGTTTAGGAATTGCAGGAAATGGTAATTAGAAGTGTTGCTAACAGGGAAACCTAAGTCGAAAGATATGGCAATCCTGTGGAAAGTTCTATATTAACTTTATATTATAAATGTAAGGAGGTAGATATATGTCTAACGAGTTTTTTGATGTTCCCGGGTATGAAGGTTTATACAAAGTGAACAAAGAAGGAGTAATTTTAAGCAGAAAAAGAAGCGGATCTAAAGGAAAAATATTAAAGCAAAACCAAGATAGATATGGATATATGGTTGTAACCTTATGTAAAAACGGTCAAAAAAGACGAAAATTTGTTCACAGAATATTAGCTAGTACTTTTTTAGATAATTACTCTGATGATTTACAAGTTAACCATAAAGATGAAGATAAGACAAATAATCAAGTTGCAAATTTAGAAATGCTAACTCAATTAGAAAATCTGAATTATGGTACAAGAACAAATAGATCGGCTAATACAAGAATTAAAAATATAAACAATGCTAAAACAAATATAACTAAATCAGTAGAATGCTATGACAAAAATACAGGGGATTTAATTCATACGTTTGCTAGTATAGCTCAAGCATGTAGAGAGTTAAATCTATGCGATTCACATGTAAGCAAATGTTGTAAAGGGAAATTAAAGACTCATAAAGGATATGTATTTAAATATAAAGATGAATAAGTTAATATAGAAAATCTCAATCGACTATCGAAAACACTTCTATTGGAGAAAGACCATAGAGGGAAGTGAGTAGAGTACAAATAAGGTGAAATTCCTTGTTTGGAAGTGCAAAGGGTTCTTGTAAAAAACAAGAATAAGATATAGTCAGAACAAGTAGCCAGGATAGAAATATCCATCTTGTTTGGGTTGGTCAACTAGAGTAGACGATTTATTAGCTCCATATGTAGAAAAGTCATACAACACATATAAAAATGAAATATTAGCATTAGTAAAAAGCACAAATGGAACGATAACAGAAGAAGAATTAAATAAATTAGCAAAAGAAAAAGCAATGAAAGATTTAGAACAAGGAATACAAGGACTAGAGTATAAACTTAACTCTGTAGCGTCAAGCAGAGGAGATTATCCGTCAAATTAAATGTAGGCGGCTATATATAGGAATATATGTATGAAAACGTGGTGAACCTAGAAAACTAGGGTGTGAATTAAATTATTGTATAAGTATAAAAATAAACCAAAGAGGTAATGTGGCTATAGTTATTTATAAAATAACCAATCTTATAAATCATAAGATCTATAACCGCTTTTCAAAAGTTATGGTCATAGATATACTAAGCGGAAAAGTGTTTAATAGTATATCTGAAGCATCTAAGTATTTTAACATATCTCACAATATGGTAAGAGACAGAATATATAATAGAGTTAAAAATGATAAGTTTAAAAATGAATTTATACTAAAAATATACAATAATTAACTTGCTAACGGTGAACTCTAAGTCATAAGATATGAGAATACCGTGCCAAGCCAATATTAATTGGAAGGTGTAACGACTATTCCGAGAGGAAGTAGGTTACAGGTGAAATTCCTGTTTCCGAAGTGCCACGCATCCAAAAGGATGATGAGATAGTCTACTCCCACTATTAAATTAGTGTTAAAGTATCTCGAAAGAGAGGGTATAAAGGTTACAACTTTTGCTATAGGAATAGGAACTAATGAATTTGAGCAGATGGTATCAGAGGCCGTTCTTAAAGTTAGAATGGGTGGTCAAGGGAAAGAAGGAAGAAAGAAGCAAGTATTATTCCCTAAGATAGTATTCCTTTATGACGAGAATCTCCATGGAGAAGGGAAACCTCTTGAACATATATTTAATTTAGGTATAGAGTGTTCAAGTAAATCTATGTATCCCGATTGGTTATCTTTAAGTGGTGAAGGATATGTCCCTGAAATGTATAAAATTTATGGAGAAATAGTATATCCAATGGGATGTAGGGCGTTCCTATCTCCATATTTTAGAGAAGGCGGAATATATAAAGCTCATGAAAATGATACCCCAGTATTTACAGGAAGATTTAATATAGGTGCTTGTACTCTAAATTTAATAATGATATATCAAAAAGCATTGTTAGAAAATAGAGATTTTTATGAAGTATTAGATTATTATTTAGAAATGATAAGAAATGTTCACATAAAAACTTATGAATATTTAGGTAATATGAGAGCATCTACTAATCCTTTAGCATACTGCGAAGGTGGGTTCTATGGAGGAAATCTAAAACCTAACGAAAAAATAAAACCTTTATTAAAATCTGCTACGGCAAGTTTTGGTATAACTGGATTAAATGAATTGCAGCAATTACATAATAAGAAATCATTAGTTGAGGACGGAGAATTCGCGTTAGAAACTATGAGATATATAGTTGACAAAGTGGAACAATTTAAAAATGAGGACGGAAATCTTTATGCTATATATGGAACGCCAGCAGAAAGTTTATGCGGACTACAAGTAACTCAATTTAGACAAAAATATGGAATAATAGAAGGAGTATCTGATAAAACTTACACATCTAATAGTTTCCATTGTAATGTTGCAGAAAATATAACTCCTGTTGAAAAACAAGACTTAGAAAATAGATTTTGGAATTTATTTAACGGTGGAAAAATACAGTATGTAAGATATCCGATTGGATACAATGAAAAAGCTATAAAAGTTTTAGTAAGAAGAGCTATGAAAATGGGATTATACGAAGGGGTTAATTTAGCATTATCTTATTGTGATGACTGCGGACATAAAGAGGAAAATATGGATACTTGCCCTGTTTGTGGAAGTAATAACTTAACTAAAATAGACCGTATGAACGGATATTTATCATATAGTAGAGTGAAAGGGGACACAAGACTTAATGAAGCTAAGATGGACGAACTGTCTGATAGGGTGTCTATGTAGGTGAAAATATGAATTATCATAATATAACTAAATGTGATTTAAAGAATGGTGAAGGTATTAGAGTTGTGTTGTGGGTTAGTGGTTGTGAACATAAATGTATTGGATGCCATAATCCTCAAACATGGGATAAAAATTCAGGAATACCATTTGATGAAAGTGCTAAACTTGAGATATTTGAAGAATTGGAAAAAGATTATGTTACAGGGTTAACTTTAAGTGGAGGAGATCCATTAGTAAAATCAAATCGAAATGAAGTATTAGACTTAATAATTGAAGTAAAAAACAAATTTCCTCAAAAAGATATATGGTGCTATACTGGATATGAGTTTGATGAAATTAAAGATTTAGAGCATATAAAATATATCGACGTTTTGGTTGACGGAAGATTTGAAAGGGGATTAAGTATACCAAGCCCTAAGTGGTGCGGAAGTTCAAATCAAAAAGTTATTTATCTAAAATAGTTGAAATTAATTGACATATTATACAAATTAAGATAGAATATAGTTAAGAGGTGAATACTTCTTAACTATATTTTTGTTTTTGGGAGGTTAAATGAAAAACAATATGTTTGGAAAAGAATTTAAAGTATTAAAAGAGCTTCCAGGAATATTTAAAAAAGTTGGAGATAATTATCCAGAATATTTTTGGGCATATGAAGAAAATGGATTATTAGAATATTGTATAATTGATGACAATTTTGGTCAACCTTCACCAGCGAATTACCATGATGGAGAATATGCAAAGAAACTCAGAAGAAGAAGCAGCAATATCTTAGAAGATTTAATGAAAGAAGGATATATAGAATTAATTAAATCTAATTAAATTCAAAATTTTAATAGAAATTGGAGAATAAAAAATGAGAAAATATGGAGTTAAATACAGAACTATTGTTGATGAAGATATGAACATTATAAAAAATGTTTATAGTCCAATTTTATATATAAATAACGAAGAAATTTTTATATCTCAAGGAGATACAATAATGGAATTTAATAATAGGGAAGATGCTTTAACACAAGCAAAAGAAACTTATATCAAGATTAAGGATAAGATTTAACTAAAAAAACTTTTAAAGGAAGTGGAGGAATTAGAACATGAAACTTTTTCAAATAACAGTGCTAGATGATATGGATGAAATATCTTATTTAAAAGTATCAGACAAAAACGAAGATGAAATAAAAAAAGAAATAGAAGAAAAAAGCGATGATTATAGTTGTTTTATGTGGTGTTCGGTTACAGAGATAACAGAGGTTGACGGCTACAAAATAACATTAAGTAAAGATTAGGAGGAAGTTATGAATAAGTTTCAAAAGGTAGCAAGTAAGTTAGCTATATTTGATAATTTAGATATATCGAATGGACAAGATAGAAACTACTATAGACAAGCAAGAAATGAATATATAAAAATATTTAGAAGTAAACGATGTGATAATACTGATAAGACCATTCAAGATGTTCTTAAATATAAGAAAATGTACAAAGATTCATATAAATAATAAATAAGTTATTAAGGAGAAAATATGAGTTTATTAAAATATATAATAAGAGAATGGGTAGAGCTAGTGGGCATAGCCACTTTACTAACTCTTATATGGCAGGGATTAGAATTAATTTTTATAGGAGAAGTTAAGCCTAATATGGTTGATACTATTATTGCAATACCTATAATTTTACTTTTGCATTATGAATATAAAAAATATATCAGAAACCATAACAATAAATATAATTAAAATAAAACATTTGAGAGGAAACACAGGAGGCGATTTTTATTCGATACTTTGGAGGTAAACAAAGAATAAGTAAACAACTATCACAATATTTAAATAGTCAATTAAAAGATGGTCAACCATTTGTAGACTTGTTTTGTGGCAGTTGTAATATAATGACTAAAATAGATGACAATAGGATTAGAATAGCTAATGATAAACACAAATATCTTGTAGCTATGTGGAAGGAATTACAGAATGGGTGGTTGCCACCAGATGAAATAAGCAGAAGAGAATATAGGTATATAAAGGACAATAAAGATGAATTACCACACTTAACAGGATTTGTAGGATTTGGATGTAGTTTTGCAGGTAAGTGGTTTGGTGGATATGCTCATAGTGACAACAGAAACTATTGTTTAAATGCACATAATAGTGTTCTGAACAAGATTAAGAACCTAGAAAAAGTTGAATTTTATAATTTGGATTATAAAGATGTGGATATACCTAAAGGTTCTCTTGTATATTGTGATATACCATATAGGAATACAACTCAATATTGTAAAAGTGAAGTTGGAGAATTTAACCACGAAGAATTTTATGAGTGGGTTAAAAGTAATTCAGATAAGTATAATATTTATATAAGTGAATACAAAAAGAATGTCCCTGATGATTTTGAAATAGTTTGGGAGTTAGAAAGTAAACAAGATATAAGAAATTCTAAAAATAAAAGAGCGGAAACGATAGAAGTTGTTATGAAATATAAAAAATAATAATTCCGTTAAAATGAAAAATTTAAAGGAAGTTGGTTACTATAAAATGGATATTTTATTTAAAAGGTATGAGGAGTTACTAGACAGATTATACAAATCAGAAGATTGGCTAATTAGAAACAATTATAATGAATGGGAAGAAGTTAAAGTAGAGGATTTTAAAGTTTATCAACTAAGAAAAAAACTCATAATGCAAATAGAGTCTATACAGAGTACACTTCATAAAAATTTAGATTTAAGATATGGAGGCAACAATGAAAGAGGAAGTATATTTAACAACATTTGAGTTATTACATACTTATGGGTTTTTAAAACTAATGTCAATTATATGGATGCCATTTATTATATCTATGGCAACTATATTGATATATAAAAAATATAAAACGAGATAAGGGAGATATAAATGGAGGATAATAAAGATGAGTCAAAATAATTTAAAGAGGTTAAAAGGAGCAGATAGAGTTAGGACACAAGTTAATGTTGACTTAGGATCAAGCGATATAGAGGGAGTTCAACAAGGATTATTTGAAGTAGTATCGAATTCAATAGATAGATTTAGAAGAGGATATGGAAATTATATAGAAGTAATCAAGAATAACGATTTGAGTTATGAAGTAAGAGACTATGCAGATGGACTACCTATGGATTGGAATGAAGATGAACAAGCATATAACTGGGAATTAGCAATGAGAGTCCCTTGGGCTGGTGGAAACTACGACCATGATTCTGAATCATTAGGACAACATGGTAAAGGGTTGAGTTCAACATTATTAAGTAGTAAAAATGTAAAAGTAATAGCATACAAGAATGGATATAGATATGAAGTTAATATGCTAGAAGGTAGACCTCTTCACAAAGGAACTTTAGAATTTATATGTGATGATGTTGATGAGTTATTTTCAAAAGAAGATGGAATGAAAATATTAAAAGAAGAAGAAAACATAAATAACGAAAAAGGAACACATACTATATGGACACCAGATAACACTCTTTTTACAAATACAGACATACCTATAGAGTGGATATGTGAAAAGTTAAAAAAACAAGCTATCGTGAATAGTGGATTAACTATCAATATAATAGATAATACAACTGGAAACCAATATAAATATATATATGAAAATGGGATATTGGACTATATAAAAGAATTAAACAAAGATAAAGGCTTTACAGATATAATACATTTTCACGATAAAGGAAGAGGGAAAGATGCAGAGAATAAGCCTGAATATGATTATAGATATGAATTTGCATTAATATTTAATAATGAAGTAAATAAAGCAGAATATTACCATAACTCATCTGAATTATTGCATGGAGGAAGTACAGCTAAAGCAATAGAAAAAGCATTAGTAGATGTTATACATAATTATTGTACAGAAAATAATTTATATAATAAAAATGAAAAGAAAGTTAGATATTCTGATGTAGAGGATAGTTTATTATGTGTAATATCATCATTTAGTAATAGAACATCATTTACAAATCAAACAAAACTGGCAATCACAAATGAATTTATAAGAGATTTCACAGCTAGAACATTAACTGAAAAATTAACTGTATATTTTATAGAAAACAAATCAGAAGCATTAAAAATATGTAATCAAATATTGATAAATAAGAGATCATCTGAAAAAGCAGAAAAAAGTAGATTAAATCTTAAAAAGAAATTATCAGAAGAAATAACAGTATTCAATAAACCTCAAGGATTATTAGACTGTAAATCTAAGGATATAAATGAAAACAGATTATTTATAGCTGAAGGACAATCTGCTAAATCAGGATTAATAATGGGTAGAGATAGAAATATAGATGCTATATTCCCTATACGCGGTAAAATACTTAACTGTTTAAAAGCAGACTATTCAAAAATATTTGATAATGATGTTGTACTAAACATTATAAGAATATTAGGATGTGGAGTAGAAATAAAAACAAAAGAAAATAAAGAATTTACTAAGTTTGATATAAATAAATGTAAATATGGGAAAATAATAATTGCAACAGATTCAGATAAAGACGGAATGAATATAAGGGCATTAATACTCACATTATTCTATAGATTAATGCCTACATTAATTAAAGAAGGAAGAGTGTATCTAGTAGAAGCTCCTTTATTTGAAATAGAATGTGAAGGTCAAACATATTATGCAGTTACAGATAAAGAAAAAGATAATATAATCAAGTCATTAGGAAACAAAAAAATAGAAATAGGAAGAAATAAGGGAATCGGAGAAACTTCCGCTGAGGCAACTGCTGCAACAATAATGAATCCTGAATACAAAGGTTTATACAAAATAACTATGAACGATATTAAAAAAGCAGAAGAAAGTTTTGAGTTATTCATGGGAGATAAAGTTGCTCCTAGAAAAGAGTACATAATAGAAAACTTTAATAAATACTGTGATGAAAATATATTAATAGACAAAGAATATAGTTCAACTAAAGAAGCTGGGGAATTTATAATAGAAAATGAAATGCCTTATGCTACATATACAATAACAGAAAGAGCATTACCACAAATAGAAGATGGATTAAAACCTTCGCAACGAAGAGGTATGTATACATTAAAGAAAGCCAATATAATACATAATAAACCTAGATTAAAGTCATCAAATGTCGAAGGTCGTGTTATGGCTCTTCATCCACATTCTGGAATCTATCCAACATTAGCTAGAATGGCAAGACCAGATACATTAAATATTCCATTTTTAGATTCTAAAGGTGCTATGGGAATACATAATAGTGATGACATAAATGAGTCTGCTGGAAGGTACACAGAATTAAGATTATCCGAAATATCTCAAGAATACTTTAGAGATATGGATAAGAGTATAGTACCTATGTTAGATAACTATGACAACACTTTAAAAGAGCCTAAATATCTACCTGTAACATTCCCTGCTATATTATGTAATACTACAATAGGTATAGCTACAGGATTTTCTTCTAATATATGTCCTTATAATTTTGAAGATGTATGTAATAATGCAGCTAAAGTTATGCTAGGACAAGACTCTGATATTATGATTCCTGACTTCTCAACTGGAGGATATATAGTAAATAATAAAGATGTATTCAAAAAATTACATAATACAGGATTAGGGACTTTAAAACAAAGGGGTAAATACAAAATAGTAGGAAATGAAATTATATTTACTGAATTACCCTATATGTCTACTGTTGAAAAAATAGAAAGCGAAATAATAGAATTAATGGCTAACAATACTTTAAAAGAGGTAATTGATGTAAGTAATGATACTGATAAAAACGGATTAGCTCTATCTGTAACATTCAAAAAGAACACAAATACAGATTTATTAATAGATAAACTATATAAACTAACAAATCTTGAAAATAATTTCTCTTGTAATTTTACTGTACTTCATAATGATAGACCAGTAGTATTAGGAGTTAAAGGTATATTAGAAAAATGGTGCGAATTTAGATTAAATACAGCTAAGAAATCAATTCAATATGATTTAAACAAAATACAAGATGAGATACATTTATATGAAGGATTGATAAAAATAGTTAATGATTTAAAAGAAGTTGCTGATATAATAATGGATACCGAAAACGATAAAGACACTATTGAAACTTTGATAAATAACTTTGGATTAGACGGAATTCAAGCCAAATATATATCTGAGTTACAACTTAAGAAACTTAACAAAGACAACATAAATAAGCAATATAATAAACTTAAATCATTAAATGATATGTGTGAAGATTTAAATAGTTATCTAGAAAACGAAAATAAACTTAGAGAAAAATTAGCGAATGAATTAATAGAGTTGACTAAAAAATATCCAATGGATAGAAAATCAGAATTATTAGATATAGTAAATTCTAAACCAATAGAAGATATATTAATAGAAGATTACAATCTAAATATAGTATTATCTAAAGAAGGTTATATGAAAAAAGTAAGACTTACTTCACTTAGAGGAGCTTCAGAATACAAATTCAAAGATGGAGATGAATTATTATCTATAAGACAAACATCTAATAAAAATGATTTATTGGTATTTACAACTAAGCAAAATTGCTACAAATTAAAAATTCATGAGATACAAGATCACAAACCTTCTATTTTAGGATTATATCTCCCATCACACTTACAATTAGAAGAAGATGAACATATAATAGATATAATACCTACAGATTATTCGGAAGAAATATTGATAGCATATGAAAATGGTAAAGTAGCAAGAGTTCCATTATTATCATACAAAACGAAAACTAATAGAACAAAATTATCAAATGCAACACATTCTGAAAATATAGTAGGAATACATATATATGAAGATATAAAGTATATATTAGCAACTGAAGATAAAGCATTAATATTTAAAGCTAAAGAAATACCTTTAAAAACTAGCAGAAATACTCAAGGAGTGACAACTATGAAACACTCTAATATGGGGAAAGTAGTTAAGTTTAAAAAGGTTTCAGATTGTAAATTAGATACACAGTCTAGATACATTCCAGAAGGCACTGGTAAAGCTGGTAAAAAAATTCATAGAAATGATGAGATATAAAGTTGACATATTATACAAATCATAATATAATATAAAGTGTAGATAAGATAATTTGTCTACACTTTTATACTAATGAAAAGGGGAGATTATATGAAAATTATCAAAAGAAATGCTGCCAAATGCAATAAATGTGGAGATATAATTGAATCTACTCATAGACACGATTTCAAATGGTGCTCATGCCGAACGGTAGCAGTAGATGGGGGGCTAGAATATATCAAAAGATGTTTTAAATCAGAAGGAGATTATACAGATTTATCTGAAACAATATATGACGACATTAAAAAAATATATTGCATTCAAGGGTTAACGTCATCAGGTAAGACGACTATTACCGAAAGAGTATCTAAAGAGTTAAACATACCCGTACTAATATCTCATACAACTAGACCGATTAGAGAAGGAATAGAAGAAAACGGGAAGACTTATCACTTTGTAGATAACAATTTCTTTAATGAAAATGAATTTTTAGAACAAAGACACTACAATACAGAATATGGAGTTTGGAAGTATGGATTACATATATCTGAATTACAAAATAAACCATACTCTTTATTCATAGTCGATAGACAAGGGTATGAAGAATTGCAAGATAAACTTGGAGAAGATAAATTAGTCTCAATATTTATAGAAGTATCTGAAGAAGAACTTAAAAGAAGAAATAAACTAAGAGGAGATTGTCCTAAAGAATTCTCAAGAAGGTTAAAATCAGACATAGAAGAATTTAAAGGACATATATCTGATTACATAGTATATAATGACAATTTAGAAGATACAGTTAAAAAAGTAAAAGAAATAATAATAGGTGAAATGTCAGAGTTGGAGATATAATTATGACAGAAACTAAAAAGAAAAATTCAAATAAAGAAGGTAAAGAATGGGAAGATATGCTTACATCTCAATTCAACAAGTATAGAAAAACTGGTGAAATGTATTGTATTAAGATTCCTACAGAAATGGTTTTATTAAGAAGAGGGAAAAATATAGTTTCAGCATTCCCTAAATCACGATCCGAAGCATTGGATTATTTGGGTATCCGAAAAGATGGCAGATGTATTAGTTTTGAAGCTAAATCTACAACTAATAAGACATCTTTTCCGCTTTCTCAAATAAAACCGTATCAATTTGAATTACATAAAGAAATAAGGCAATACACTAAGGAAGTATTCTATATAATAAGATTTAAAACATTAGGAAGATACTTTTTGGTTACTTCAGATGAAATAGATTCATTTATAGAAAACAATGAAAGAAAGTCTATACCTATATCAGATTTTGGGACAACAATAGGAATAGAAATGCAAGATTTAGACATATTAAAATATTTAAAATAGGAGTTAATTATGAACAAAACAATAATTAAACACAAATACAATATAGGGGATATAGTTGGACATAACGGGAACATAGGTGAAATAACTGAAGTAGTAGCTTATATAAGAAAAGATAACATATCTTATAAATACAAAACAAACATATATGAAAACATATATCTATATGAAGAAAATTTAGAAAAAATATAAACATATTATAAAAATTAAAGGAGATAATATTATGAAAAAAATAAAACTAATGAAATTAGATGAAAGAGCGACTATGCCTAAATTTGCAAAACAAGGGGATTCAGGATTTGATATGTATACACTAGAAGATACTATAATAAAAGCAGGAGAAACTAAATTAATAAAAACTGGGATAGCAGCAGACTTAGAAGAAGGATATGAAATTCAAGTTAGACCTAGAAGTGGCGTATCTTTAAATGGGATGAAAAGATGTAAATGTTGTGAAGTATTTTCGGAAGAAGATTGGACTGGTGAATGTCAACCATATCTTCGAGTGCAATTTGGAACTGTAGATAGTCAATACAGAGGGGATATAGGAATAATAACTTACAATCAAGAAAATCATGATGTATTAATACCAAAAGGAACTAGATTAGCTCAATGTGTAGTTATGGAAGTTCCAAAAGTAGAATTAGTAGAAGTATTTGAGTTATCTGATTCAGAAAGAGGAGATACTGGATTCGGTTCATCTGGTACTAGATAATTAAATTAATAAAACTTAAAAGGGGTAATACTATGAAACTATTAGAAAAATATAATTTATACATAACACTTAATGGTAAAGGTATATTTGTTAAAATGGGACACTTTATTGATGAGGAAGGAAACTCATTTCACCAAAGATTAATATAAACTAATTCAAAAGGAAATGATAAATATGCATATAAATGAAATAATTGACCAACTAAAAAATATATTAGTTATTTGGAAAGCAAAAGAAGATGGTCTATACCTAAAAGATTTTGACAATGAAAAAGAAGTAGCTCAATTTATAGAAACAGATCCTTACTTTGTAAAGAAGGTATTAGAAGGCAAAACGATACAAGGGCAAACATGGAAACCTAATATATTCTACAAGCCAATAGATGACAAATATCAATATAGATATATTGTTGTATATAGAGACGATTGGAAATCTTATTCAGAAAAGAAAAGAACAAACAGAATAAATAAATTAACAAACTAAAAGGCAAGGGATTAATTTCTCTTGTCTATACTATATTTTTAAGGGGAAATCAAATGAAGAAAAATTATAATCGTATCTTAATAGAAGATACTCAAGGGAATACGTCATATAAAGGAGTATATGATCCAACTAGAGAAGATGTAGAAATAACCAAAAAGAAACCAGAATTAACACCAAAACAAAAAGCATTCCTTCGAGAATTAAATCGTAAAAATGGAGAAGTTAAAGAAGTATTTGAACATGGATTAGGAGGATTTATTAATATGTATTATGTAAAGAATTCAGCACTGTATGAAAATACAAATTTAAAAACAGTCAATATATGTAGAGTATTATATTTAGCAACATACATAGATTGGAATACTGGACAAGAAAATCTATTAGTTAAGCCAGGGCAATTTAAAATAATTCATCCTATGACAAAGAGAGATATGCAGATTTTATTAGGATTAACAGATAAACCATTTTATGAATTCCTATCAAACGTAAAAAAGAATGAAATACTTTATGAAGTTGAAGGAAGGTTTTATATGAATCCTGACTATTTCAATAAAGGTAAAAATAAAAATAAATGTAAAGATTATACTAGATTATATATCAATACAATAAGAAACTTATATGCTCAATGTTCACTTAGAAGGCATAAACAACTTAGCAATCTTTTTAAATTAATTCCAAAAGCTCATTATTTAACAAATGCAATAGTATATAACCCAGAAGAACAAGATACATCTAAACTTAAATATATGACGCTTATAGATATATGTAAATTTTTAGGTACAGGGCAAACAAACAATAATGCAACAAAACTTAAAAATGATTTAATGAATTTTGTAGTAAAAGATGAAGATACTATAAGTAGTGCATTTAAAAAGATAACTACAGAAGGAGCGGAGTTTGAAGGAATAACGTCTTACTATATCATAAATCCAAAAATATCATATGCAGGAGATGATTATGAAATAGCAAGTCAAATACTAGAAGCCTGTTTCTTTAAGCAACACAAAATATAAGACACTTATTTTAAGGGACTATATAAAGAGAGATACTTATTTTCGGAAAGGAGTATTTTTAACTAAAACAACGGATATCCTCGATTAAAAACATTATTTTCGCAGTTCATTCCCTCTTTATCTATACATATTGCACAATTATTTATAAAGTTAGAAAAAAAATACATTCCTATATAGAAAAAGAAATAATACGCAATAAGCAAATTTATTTTGCGTTTGTAAGTTTGAGATTAAGCGTAGTCTAGCTCAAACTAAATTTACTTAACATGTAAAATATGAATTTTATTAGATAGATTAATTTCTATCTTTTTTTATTGCAACCATTTCACCGCATAAATATATTGAAAAATAGTATAAAATATAGTAAACTTATGAAGTACATACAAATCATACCTAAAACATATATAAAATAGTATAAAATATAGCTTATGAATGTATCAAATTTAAAATATAAGCATATAAATTAAATATAAAGATGTATAAAACATATCAAAAACATATACAAAATATAGGAGGTTTAAAAATGTTAATAGGTTACGATAATGGGATGGGTAATAATAAAATATTTTACAAGATAGGTAAGAAAGAATTTACAATAGATTTTCCTTCAAGAGTTAAAAAAATAAATGAGGAAAATCCAGATGCTTTATATATAGAAGGAGTGCCATACACTTTTGTAGAGGGAAGGCTTGCTGTAGATAATGGACATAATACAAAAGATGATGAAATACATCAATTATTATTATATAAAGGAATGTACGAAGTATATAAAGCTACAGGGGAAACGGAATTTGATATATCAATGAACTGTTCTCTAGATTCATATAAGGATGATAAAGGTAAAGCTGTAAAAGACAAAATGACAGAATCATTAGAAATAAAAATTAAAGAAAAATATAAAGATGAAGTAATGTTAAAAATAAATAAATTAGAAGTATCTCCTGAAGCGTTAGTAGGTGGACTACTGTGCAAACTTAAACTAAGAGAAGAAGATGTTATAATCAATGACATAGGAACTAAAAACTTTTCACAGTTACAAGTTATAAATGGAACTCCTTTATATGAAACATCATTTGCCACTAAAGAAGGAATGTCTAAGATATATAAGGGTGTAGCAGATAGACTTAAAGATCATGGTCTAGCGTCTCCAGCGGCAGTGCAAATGTATTTTGATAAGACATCAAAAGGTATTCACCCTATAATTAAAGAAGTAGATGAAATAATACTTAATTATCTTATAGAAACAGTATTTTCTGAGATAGATACTAGATTAGAAGACTTAAATATATCTATATTTACAAAACTTGTATTCTTAGGTGGAGGAGCAGTATACTTAAAGAGATTCTTAGAAGCTAAATATACTGAAAGAGAAATAATATTTGTAGAAGATGGATACTTTGCAAATGCAAAAGGATTATATAAAAGAGGAGAAAGATTATTCGGATATGTTAACCCTGTTAAAAAGGCAGGTGTATAAAGTTGGCTAAAGTAAAAGATGAAAATAAATTACAAATACAATTAAAGATAGATAGATTAAAAGATAGAGAGATATTCGATATACTAAATGTAGCAGATAATAAATCAGATTTTATAAAAGATGCCTTATTCTATTTTGTTTATCAAATAGAATCTGGTAATGTTATTAATAGAAATTATCCATACAATAAAATTAATATAAAGCTTGATATAATAGAAGATAAAAAGCAAATTCCTATTCAAAAAGAAATAGAATCTATTGTAAGCGAGGATATAGAAGAAGAGTTATACGATGATTTTGATGATGATAATTTTGATGATGTTGATATTTAGTGTATAGAAACTTATGTTTAAGGTTATAATAACGTTAGACAACCAAAGGCGTGTATACTATCATAATAAAAAATAGCCCTATAGATACTCAATTAAGAATACCTATAGGGCTATTTAAATGCACTACTCTACTCTAGTCTACTCTTCTCTATTCCATATATTATTTTTTAGTATCATAGTTTTCTACTTTGTCTACATATATAGATAACATTCTTTTTATAGAATCTGGCACCCATACATCAAGACCAACTAAATTTTCTACTATACTTAATCCTTCTTTGAATATAAATCCTACTACAAAAGTAGAAAATAATAATTCAAATCCAGATACATATGTAGCTACAAATATAAATATAGCTAATACAATACATTCCCCTATTGACCTAAACATTCCATTACTACACGTTCTACTTTTTAATTTCCCTTGTTTTGCAGCTACAAGGATTCCAGTTATAAAATCTACTATTATACCTACGAAAAAAACTAAAAATAATGTTTCTAATGTTATATTTGTTTCCATTTCCATTATCCCCTTTTAGTGTATTATTAGAAATTCTCCCTTATATAACATAATAATCTTATTATATTAATTCTATATAATCAGTGTTTATATATCCAAGTCCTTTATTACCTTTATATCCATCAATAGATATCCAACCATTTAAACAATAGTTAAGTTTTACGATATCTCCTTTATTAAGTTTCTCTATTACATTATATTGAGTTCCTCTATCATATCTAACATTCAATATACCAGCTGTTACTTTTGCTTTTCTGCCTGTGTAATCCCCATTTTTAAATTCTGTTATTGATTGAACAGTAGCTTCTTTGCATTGATTAATGAACCAGTTCCAACTGTAACCAAATTGATTAGATCTTAAAAGTTGAGGGCAATCTTTCCCAGACCATTTGTTGTGCTGTACTACTTTATCTATAGTAAAATTATGATACTTTAATAATATTTTTACTAACTCAATAGCATTTTTATATGTTTTTAATTGTCTATTTGAATCTGTAAACTGACATATCTCTATCCCTATAGATGTATTGTTCCCAGTCGAAGTCCCTGCATGATAACATTTATAATTCGTACTTTGAGCTTGATATATCTCTGTATCATCTACGGTAAAATGCCAACTCGCTTTACGTTCTCCGCTTTTATTTATATTTTTCATGTAGTTGTGATTATTTTTAGCACTAGCATTGTTATTCCCTGTGTTATGTATAGTTATCGAAGTAGGAGTTATCTTAGTATTAGGAATGCAATGCCCTTTTGGAACTATATCTACTATTACTTTTGCAGCACCTATCACACTACCATTTGTTAATCTATTATTTTTCATAAAATCACTCCTTATCATTTAATTTATTATTATAATTAGTCAATAAAATCACACTTTTATTGACTTGGTTGACAATAAAAAAGAAGAGTATATATACCCTTCTAAATTAATTTAAATTAAACGCTTCCATTAACATATCATCAGAACGGTCTTTCAAATAGCCAGACGTAGTTTCTATCGACTCATGGTGAGCTAACAATTTAAGAGAATCTAAATCAAATTTTTTACCTAGCTTTTTAGCGACATAATGTTCTCCTGTGCTTAGTAATTCTAATGATATATGTCTTAAACTATGAACATTAAACTCTTTGTATTCTCCTGTTTTATCTTCTAATATTTTTCTCCAAGATACAACCATATCATAAAGTCCATCTACATCAAGTTTTCTTCTTTCCCCTCTTGACGTTATCCAAAGAGATTCTATATCATCTTCACCTCTTTGTTTCATGTATAGTTCAAATGCCTCTTTAGTCATATCATTATACATAAGTCTAAATTTCTTTGCTCTTTTACCTATTACTTCATTAGTAAAATTCCCATCTGGCGTTATACTATCCTTAGTTACTTGGTGTAATTCGTTTTTTCTACCAGCACTATCTATTCCTAAAGCTAATAAAGTTGCCTCTTGATATCTTTCTTGTTTAATTAGTTCTTTATATATTATTTCTATTTCTTCCCAAGATAAAAAGACTATATCTCTTACAGATTCCTTTTGTAATCCTTTAACTTTACCCGCATAATTTATTTCAAGATCATTCTCGTAATCTTCCTCATTCGAGCCATATTCTAACATACTTCTAACAGCAGACATTAATCTGTTTACTCTTGCATTTGACATACCTTTTTCTTTAAAGAATAAAACCATATTTCTAAAGTGTTTTTTCTTCAAATCTCTAAATTCTTTATTTCCTAATTCGTCATGTATATAAATACAAATTATTCTAAGGTCATTGAAATATTGAGATATAGTATTTTTACTTTTCCCTTGTGCTTTTAACTCTAATAAGAAATCATCTATTAATGTTTTATTAAATTTTGGTACGTTATTCCATTTAGCTTCATCATAAAATCTATTATAAACATGTTTCTTTTCAGCCATAATTATTCACTCTCCAATTCATTTAAATAAAAAGGAGAGTGATAACTCCCCTTTATCAAATTAATTAAACTATTCCCCTAATTGCTTAACTTGTTCTTCAACTCTGTTTTCTAAATCAGCTTGAACTAATCCTTCTAAATATTCCTTTTCAGTTAAAGTCATTAATTTTCTTTTATATGCTGCTTCTAAATCTGATAACATTTTATCTGCTTCATATCTTCCTGATTTTATTATTTTTTCATAATTTTTAGCTATTCTACTTGTTAATATCATATTATCACCATATCCTTTTCTTATATATTTTAAAAGGGATAGTGTATAAGCTACCCCTAATTTAAGCATAAAAATAACACCTACATTATTTCATTAGGTATTTCTTCTACTATTTCATCATCAGTTGGTATTTCTTCTATTGGTGGATTATGTTGTATATCCATTAATCCAACTAATATGTCAAATTGATCCCATGATATTTGACTCCAAGATGCATAATCCATGATGATATTAAACATATGATCATAATTATAATTATCTTTTCCAACTAATATGTTATTTAGTATTAAATTATATAAATCAGTATCATAGTTTTCTTGTGATATATTTTCGCTACAAACTGTATAATCCACTTTAAAAGTAACACTATCTGCACTATGAGTAGATGATAGTTGTAGTCTATTTTGAGTTATCATATATTTTGTCATGTTACTTTCTAATAAGCTAACTTTCTTTTGTAGTAAGCTAACTACATTAGATATATTATTATGAACTTTTAGTGTAGTTTTAGGAGATAAAACACCACTTTCAACTATGAAATTAGTTTCTCCGTTATACGTTATTAAATCTATATTAGTACATTCATATACTTTTTCTTCTGCTAGTTGATATACTACTGTTAAGTTGTTAGCTTGTAGCCATTGTTTTAATTCAGTTACATCTGTAAAGTTATTATTTATTATTATATGAGTACCTATACTATCCGTACCCGATATACTTATCCCAATATGGTTATAGCTATACACATCACCAAATATTACAGTTGGTAACAAATCTGATATTATATTAGGTGATGTTTTCGTATTAAATGAAGCACTAGGTATATCAATAGCGTTAAATTGGATAGATTGTCTATATGTCTCTGGTGACATCGTTGATGAATTTTTATCATTATTCCAATTCTCACTACCATTTAGCACAACTTCTGCACTACGTTGGTGATAGTAATACTTACCATTAGCGTGTTTCTCTATACTATCCCCTTCTCTTAATATAGGTTTTTCCCAAGTTTGAGTTTCTTCATTGTAGTATAAAAGACGTTTTTTATCGTGTTCTCCTCGAATAGGATTTGCGTGTGGTGTTTTAGAAACAACTACATCTGTTATAGTTGATGTTCCAGGAGTTTTCCAAAATCTAAAATACACTTCTGTATCTTTTGTACACACATAAGACTTACTAAAACTTGCACAATTTACTTCTTCTTTTGCTATCTCAAATATAACATCTTCCCAAGTAATTCCACCTTTTCTATACAACCTAACATTAACTATATTTGAAGATTTTCCACTAAAGTAATATGTGTTTCCTGCTTTTAATTTTAAATTAACACCAAAACCGAGTGCATTATCAGACGACACTCTGATACCATCAGGAGTAGGTTCATATGAAATAGGTAAATTATCTTGGACTACGATTTTGCTCGTAGTAAATAAATTCTCATTTATACTCTCAACACTTATTTCATCTACACCATCACCTACTGATTTAAGTCCTTCTATATACCCACTTGGAGGATTAGCAGTTAAATCTCCTTCAAATATCATAGGGTTTTCGGCTTCAACATCCACTGTTGTTGATTTTGGGTCAATCCATAAATATAAAATTTGTTCAGATTTTACTAATGTTTCAGTTGTAACAAATGTGTATACCAACTTGTTATCTTGAGCATTAAATGAACCACCTTTAACAATAGGATGTTGACTATTACCATTTTGTATAGTTATCCTAGATGAACCTCTAAATTTAGTAAATATTACAGTATAAGTAGTATTTGGTTTAAACATTTCAAAGTTTATTCTACCCATATTTACATAACGATAGTTAGTAGCTTCCAAATCACTACCTGTTATTTTTATATACCCTTCTTTTTTAGTTACGTTATATTTAGGGTTATCTCTGTCTGCTACTGAAAGAGTAGGTGTAGCTTTAGGATAAATATTAACCAACGTCTTACCTTCTAGCTTCACATCCTCAAAATACCCATTCGTAGTTTGTTCAACAGTAGTAAAACCACTTTCAGTATTAACAGTAGATACTGTACTTTCTTCAAGTTTCTTAACTCTATCTAACTCTTTATTTAAGTTGTTGATTTGTTCATTATGAGTATTTATGGTAGCACCTAAACTTTTTGGTACTTGTGCTTTTATCGTTCCTTCAATTTCAGTAAGGAATGAAATGTTAGTTTTATTAGCAAAAGTTCTTAACTTAATTTGTTGGTCGTGTGGTAGAGGGATGAATGTAGATGTATTATCTGAATACATAATTAAAACAGTATTATCAGATAGCCATTTTTTAAACCCTGTAACATCTTGTGTAGATAATTTAGATTTATTAATTCTTATTGATATTTCATTCCAAACAGAGTCAACATTAAATGCTTCTGTATCTATTGTACTATTATTTCTATTTAGTATAAATTTATCACATATACCTAAATTGGTATTATTTGTATTTTGTAATTTAAAAGCTATTGTGTTTTCTTGAGGTGCCCATCCACTTAAAACCCAATTTTCGCTGCCATTAAATAGTTTGTCAATTACATTCTTCTCTACTCCCCATACTCCATCTTTCTCGATTATCCTATCACAAACATCCCCTACTTTTTCAAGTTGTGTAGGCGATAAAATAGTTAGTTTATCTTCAACGTATGGCTCATATGGAGTTGCTTGTGTTCCTTCTTCAAGTTGGATTTTGAAATCAGTAGTTATTTCATCGTAAGGTGAATTACCAAAATTACCTGCGTAAAAAGATATACCATCTTCATCACCATTAAGCGTAAAAGATACTTTATTTGAAATATTAGGATTAACTTCTCTTACACTATTGTTACCACCCCAAATATAAACTCTTGCATCTCTCGTTATTTTCTCGAAAGATAAAGTCCAAGATGAATTTTTAGGTAATTTTACACCTACTTCCCTTGAATAATTAGGTGTACATAAATACTTATTATTGTTAAATATAGATATAGTAGTATTCCAAATATTCTTCCCAACAGATAAAACAGGTATTTCATACAGTTCTTGACCTTCGACCTTATCTCCAACAGACCTTATATCTGCAAGATTTTCTATATCTTGTATAGTGTTTCCTTTTATTTCGACATCTTTTAAGTATCCATCTAAAGTATTATTTATTGTTAACATAAAATCACCTTACCCTTCTATAGTTTCAAAAATAACACCACTTAAATTTTTCCCATTAAAAAACAAGTCTCCATTAGATTCAGTTAGTTTATCTAAGACAGACTTGTTTACATGACTATGGTTTGCACCATTATTCAATTTTTTAATTTCTTCATTAGTATAATTTTTGGCCTCTTGTATACCATCTTTTAACTCTTCCTTTGAAGCTAAATGAGAAATATCTACTTTAGCCTTATCTTTGTTTTTAGGTGGTATATATGTATATACTTTAGCCATTTAATCACCCCTCTACAGTTTCAAATAATATATAAGGATTAGTTTCTATTGCATTTAATCTTTCATTTAAAGTATCATAAACAGTCCCATCTAAAGATGTCCTAGCTTCTTTAACCTCTAAATCATGAGTTCCTCCAGATATCGCAGCGTTAATTCTATCTATTGTAGAATTAAAAACTTCTTGCCTTGTGTTTTCATTAGATATTCTAGTATTTTCATTAGAAACCCTTGTATTTTCTGACGCTTCTAGTTGAGAAATTCTACTTATTCCGTCTTGGAAATTAACATCTAATTTCTGAACCTTTGATATAAGTGTATCTAAAATCAATAACTTAGGCTCTTCTTCGGGTATATCTCCAGTACCTATACCATGTACAACTTTATATCTTAACAAAGGTGACACAAATATACTATCATCACTATTTCTTATAACTATCTCGAATATATTTGTTCCAACATCATCATTTAAACTGTGTGGTAAATTTATATACACAATTCCATTTAATTTATCTAAGATTTCACATGTTAAAGTGTATACACTATCATTTGATTCTTTTATATTTATGGTTACCAATGAATCTGTTAAATCAATAGGTATACCCCCAGAAACTAAGTGAGCAGTCATTTTACAACCTACATCACCGTTGACAAATGTAGCCTTAGTATCAAAAGGGAATTGTGTTGGAAACACTTTAAAATCAACTTTTATTGCATAATCTCTACTATACATTCGCACCATCCTTTCAAATTTAAATTATTTTAAATAAACATATCATTTACTTGATTCCATAGATTCCGACTTTAATTTATTTAGTTACTCTCTATTAACTTAAATTTTATATAATTTTTAAATATAAAGTCTATTCTTTAGTAACTTACTCAAAGTAAAATTTAAACATTTACCTTCTGTTTTAACACCTTTACTTCTTCTTTTAAGTTTTTTATTTCCAACAGTGCTAAATGCAACATTGACTTCATATCTATATTTTCAACTATCTCACTTTCTCCTGTTTCTGAGTTAACCGTATCATGTCTCTTAATAAACATATCTGCATTTTCAGATTCTCTTAATTCTGTAACATCAATTTCAAGACTTCTTTCAAAATTAGTTTTGTAAGTTGATTGAGCTGGATAGATATTAATCTTATCTAATATTCCATCAAGGTTTACATCACCATTGCAAGTTTTAACATTGCTATAAGTATCAGTATTTGGTGTTATACTATATCCATAGCTACCACCGATTATAACTGGATCAAGTAAGTTATTGTTATTCCAAGCCCAACCAACTCTATTACTGCATGTGCTAGCAGAAGTAAATAGTGTAGTACCATTAGATCCTTTATATGTATAAGTGCTAATAGAACCTACACTACAATCTTGACTTGTATTAAGTGAAGCATTAGATAGATGAACATTTGATAATGTGTAATAATTAAAATTCCAACTTTTATTACTAGCTATAGAACTTCCGTTTGTTGTTAAAATAGTTGAACCATTAGTATCTTTAATTGTACCTGCGTATAAATCCAAACACTTGATATTTGCAAAGTTTTCAATGTCATATCCCATACCATTTATACCTCCACTTGTATAAAGTTTATAGTATGTATGGCAACCTTGTTTTTGAGATAAATCGCTTCCTCTATCTCTATAGTTAATTATGAAATATTCATCAATAGCACCAGGGTTAGCTTGAGTATCTGCTTCCCAAGAATTGGCTCTAGCTATTGAATAATAATATGAGTTTGACCCAGCTAATACACCAAACCCAGCATTATAACTTCCTGAGTTCCATCTAGGGATAACCCCCGCTCCCATAAATACACTAGAATTTGGCTCGTAAACATACAAAGAACCTCTCATAAAACTAAGACTTTGATTTCCTGCACTATCTTTAAATTGCATCTTATCTTTGTCAATAACTACAGCATCATTAATTTTATTAAATCCTATTTGTATAGAAGTAGGATTTTGTTCTAATAAAGAACCCAAATTATCACTTCCGACTTTAGAAGCTATTTGATTCGCTGTTTGCGTTTTATAACTCTCAAATTCCCCATTTGAAACCTTGTTAGAAATTTGATTTGCATTTTGTTGTATTAAACTGGTATTGTTGGTTATCTTGCCATTTATATCTTTTATGAACTGCGTATCTTTAACTATATTGGTAATTCCCTCAGAAGTAATCGTTTGTTCTGCTGTTTGCAACCTTTGCTCTATTCCACCTTCTCCATCTATCTTTTGAGTAAGGTGTCCAACCATGCTTTTAATTCCAGTTTCAGGATCTAAAATTATTTCAGCATACTTTTTATCCACTTTTTCGCTTTCAATTTCTGCTTTCTTTTTAGCTATAGCATCAAGTGCATTTGTGGCATTAGTAGAGTATAACCCTAACTTTGAATCATGCTCCTTGAAAGCATTATTTAGCTTATTTCTATCTGTGCTATCTATTAAACCTTCCTTCTCTAGAATGTTATTTATAACAGTAACCAAAGAATTGTAAGCTAAAACATAGCTATTATAAGCTGTAGATAAGTCTGTTTTTGGTTGACCTTCTAAATGCTCATTTGCAAACATGGTTTCGTACTGCTTGTCTATATCAGACTTTTCACTTGATAAAATCAATAAATGTTGTTTTATTGAAAGTTTTTCCGATTCAGTTAAAATACCATCTTTAAAAGCTCCATTCATTGTATTTTCTAAACCATTTACAGCAAAATTTATATCTATTATATCTTTGTTAAATTTATCCTTTAAATCATGTGATTTTTTATTGGCAATGCTATCTATTGCCTTTTGTGATATTTCTCTATATTTAGCTAATGCAATATTATACTCATTAAAAGCATTATCTAAAATATATCCCTCTGCTTCTTCATCAAATACCCTATCCTCAATGATAGAGTTTATAACATTTTTTAAGTTATCATGTTTAATGTCATAGTTATCTTTTGCTAATTTTAACTGCTCTTTTATACTTTCAGTTTCTATAGGTATATTTATTATAAACTTTTTAGATGTTACAGTATTTTCTCCGTCACTTATTTGTATATATCCAGTATGTTCTCCTGCTGTAAGTCCTGTTCCATTATATGTACAATAGATACCGTCTTGATTTGGATTGATAGTTGTAAATTCACTGTTATCTATCTTTAATTTATGAGTAATCTCGTCTTGGTCTTTGTCTATTACATTATAATTTAAAACATAACTTCCGTCAGGTCTTTCACTTGAAACAAGAACAACACCTAAAATAGGAGGAGTATTTTCTCCTTCTGTTTCATTAGATATAACTGTAAGGTCGCATACATCTTCTTTGTTTCCGTCTAATGTCCTTACATATACTTTACATGAACCTTCTGTAACCGCAGTTACAGTATTTCCATTTATCGTTGCTATCTCCGTATTATCAGAAACAAATACTACACTTTTGTTTGTTGCATTTTCAGGAACTATTGTATATGAAAAAGTATGAAATTCCCCTACTGTAAGATTTAGTTGTTTTGGTGCAATAGTAACACTTTGAACAGGTATTTTTTCAGGAGCTTTTTCTCTAACTGTTACATTACAAATATCACTTTTATTACCGTCTACAGTAGTACAAGTTATATTACATTCTCCCACACCTTTTGCTTCAACTACACCTGTATTTGCATTAACAGTAGCAACACTTCTATTGTTAGATGAAAATACCACATCTTTATTTGTTGCATTTGAAGGAGTTATTGTATATCCAATTTGGAATGTATCACCAACAAACATATCTTTCAAATTAGGATTAACAGATACAGACTCCACAGGAATATCTATAGGAATAGAGGTTTTGTTTATATTTATGTTAAAGCTATTTGATATAACTTCCTTTTCAACTACAGTTGGAGGAATATCTTCAAGTTTATTTATATTTATACTGAAACTATTTGATATCAACTCTTTTGTAACAAAAGAAGGAGGGCTAATGTCCTCCTTGTTTATATTTATATTAAAGTTATTTGATATTATTTCTTTAATAGACAAATTTTACACCCCCGTTGGGAAACCATTACTCCAACCTTGTGGTACAGTAGTCATACTGAATCTTCTCCACTCATTAGTTATTTCAATCATTTTAGGTTGACATACCCCTTTATTGTGCTGCCAAGAGTCATGGAACATTAATCCCTCTGCTAACCACCAATCACCACCACAGTTGCTACAATAATGAGCTTGTTCTCTATCATCTACACCATTTTCATCCCATTTAACTTTTCTCAAATCTATACAAGTGTAAATATACTCGTATTTTGTATCGAAGTTTTTAACATCTGAAAACGGATGATACATACAGTTTTCTGTTTGAAGTTGTCCCGTATTCCAATTCATAGCATCAATTTTATTCTTTTCTCTAAGTATTATAGTTTTAGATGTAGAAGTTTGTTTAACACTATCTGCAAAATACTTATTAACATCTCCACCAAAACTTTCGGGATAGAAATTACCGTTCGGAACAGGTAAGTGTTGCACTAATTCCCAAGCACCATTATACCAACCATAAACCTTAATATCCTTCATTTCAACGCCTGTATTTTGTGTAAATGGTGTTCCTTCAACTCTATATACGTTTGACCAACAACCTAATGCTTTGAATGCTCCTGTTCCTGGGCATCCACTTTGACCACAACTATGAGACATAGCTGTAGGTCTATATTGATTTTCCCATCTACTATTGTGCTTCCATGTATCTGTGATTAGTCCAGAAGGAATAGCTTCATGTCGTTGTCCCATGGGATACATTTTGTCTAAGATATATTCAGAAGTACAAGATTTAGCATATTCGCTACTTGTTGAAGTGTCTCCACCAGTACTTCCTCCACCACCACTACTTCCTCCAGTAACAGTTACTGAACAAGAAGTCTCAAATTTCCCATCGGAAGTCCTAAATCTAATCGACGTACTACCTTGTCCTACACCTGTTATTCTGTATTTATAGCCTCCTAAATCAGATACACTAGCAATAGAACCATTGGAACTCATATATTCCATTGATTTGTTTGTAACATCACTTCCAAACAACATTGTTATATCAGCAGTGCCACCACTAACAACAGTAACACTTTCTGGATCAGTTTTTATTCCTGAAGTAACAGTAGTCTGTGTAGCACTAACATTAACATGAACGTCATAGGGAATATTTCCATCTTCAGTTGTTACGGTAATTTTAGCATATCCAGCCTTCACTGCCTTTATTAAGCCTGTCGAATTAACAGTTGCAATACTTGTATTATTTGAAAACCAATTAACATTTTGATTTGTGGCGTTCGCAGGAATTATTCTTGCATTTAATTGCTTTGTTTGTCCAACTTCTAATTTGACATCCCAGTTATCCACCTCAATACCTGTAACTGGTATTGTATCAGAGTTATCATTTCCCTCATAATAACCTTTTAATTTGCAATTATAATTATTGTTACTCATACCGTTTATATCAAATATAGCACTTGTTTGTGTCATACTTATTTTATCTTTATATGTACTGCCATTATCTGTACTTAATTTAATATCAGTTAATATAACATCAGATGTATAATTTATATTAACTGTATTTTGAGATTTATCAGTAACAGTATAACTTGTTGGATTTACTGAAATATATGCCATAATTTCCCCTTCCCCCTTTATAATAAATCTATATTGTTGTATAATTCATTAAATTGAGCATCTATATCCAATTTCTCTTTATCTAACTCTCTTAGATGTTCTTGTATTATTTTTATTTCAACTTCATCAATGATAGTGTCTTTAAATGCGTCGCTTATTCCGTCTTCTAAATTTCCGATTTTATCTTTTATATCATTTAGCTCATTATCTAATTCATTTTTTATATTATTTGAGTTTTGTTTATAGATATAATCTATAACCTTATTAGATATTGTAGCAAATATAGATAAAGCTAGGTTTAACATATCATTTGCATTTTTTAAGTTTTCTCTGTCTGTATTATCTATATACTCTTCTTTTGATAAAATAGAATTTATAACATTTACAACACCTTCATATTTTAAAATATAATCATCATATGCATCTTTAAAATCACCTTTTAATGACCCGTCTAACAAAGGATTGTTATAAAATTCATTAAATTGAGAATCAATATCCAACTTTTCTTTCTCTAATAAATCTAAGCTCTGCTTAATATCCTTCCTCTCAACTTCATCTAAAATGTTATTTTCAAAAGTTCCGTCAATGATACCACCTATTCCTGCTATGGAACCTTTTACGTCATCTATTTCAACTTTTAAATCATTTTTTGCCTGTTCAAGTTCTGCCTTAGAAGTGTTAAAAGTTATATCCTCAATTGCCTTTGTCATAAGGGCTGAAAAACAAGCTAATACATTTGCATACTCTTTAAATAAAGTATTTACTTCTAACTTTTCTGCGTCATTAACCATATTGTCTGATATAACATACTCAATCTTAGACTTTAATTCGGAGTGTTTATTATTATATTCTTCATATTTTGCTGCAAGTTCAGTCTTAATATCATCAGATAAATTCTCGTCATTGGCAACAGAATTGTATTTTGCGTCAACATCTAACTTTTCTTTATCTATATTATCTAACTTTTCTTGTAGCAAAATCCTTTCCGCTTCATCTATAATACCGTCTTTAAATACTGAATTTACAGTATTTTCAAATGTATCTAACGCCTTAGATACATCCTTTATTTGGCTCTCTAATTCAATTTTTTGAACACTCATATCAGTTTTAAAGTCACTTTCAACTTTAGAAACAGATAATTTTATTTCATCAGATTTTATATTTATGTTTGCTAATTCCTCCGTTATAACTCCACCAAGTCCAAGGATTATAACGTCATCGCAAGTTTTCTTTAGCTCATTAATTCTTAGATTGTATTTTGCAAAACTATCTATAATAATTGTGTTTTCAGTAGGAGTTATAATACTATCTATAACAGCATTAGTTATATTGTTATATAAATTATCATGTGCTATTTGTAGAGCTTGTTTAGCTGACCCTATAGCTATTGCATCCTGTGTTTGATTATTATTTTCTGCTATTAATTTAATAGTATCAACAAATCCATCAAGCACAGTTTTTTCATTTGTTAATATTCCTAATTGAGTTTCTATTTTAACTTTTTCTTCAGAGGTTATTTCGTTATTCTTGAAATAATCTGTTAACTCTCTTTTAAAAGTTCCTAATGTAGAGTTTAGCTTTATTATAGAACTATTTAGATTTTCTCTTAACTGATTGGTTTCTTTATCATCATTATATTTTTTTGAAATTTTCTCAACAGATAAATCTATTTCATCTGCCCTTTGTTCAATCTTAGAAACCCTATCAATCAAGCTTCCATCAGAACTTTCCCCATTATCTCCTACTATTTGTTTAATGCCATTAATATCTTGTTCTATAGCAACAAATTTATTTCCAAACTGTTCATTTTTTTCATATAGCCCAAAAATCCTATCTTTAATAGCCTGATTACTATTCCCATCAAAAGAAATACTGAAATTATCACTTGTAGAAGGTACTAATGTATGCATTCCATTATCGTTTACTATGACTAAATGTTGCTTAGTCGAACGATTTGGCATAACATTAGAAGCATTAAGTTGATGTGGGGTATCCGAATTCCAGTATATATAACGTTTATTGGTCGCAAAATCCTGAACCATGTATATTTCATTATTATATGTTACCGTTATGCCAGTTGCAGATATAAAACTAAAGGTTGGACAATTATTTGACAAACTCATCTAAACACCTCTTTTTTAATATTTCTTCTATGTTATCAAAATCATAATACCAAATTTCTAATAATTTAATATTATTATCTTTAGCATATTCACGTTTTCTCTTATCATGCTCTTGTTGTCTTTCAAACTCTTTTTTACTTTGTTGATGTGCTGTGCCATCATGAAATTGTCCTTGATACTCTATTAATAGGTTATGTTCTGGTAAATAAAAGTCATATCTTAAATTTTGTCCACCCAAGCCAACTAGGTTATTAAATTCCTTTTCTTCTCTATACGGAATAGAGTTATTCTCTAAAAATTTTATAATAGATTTTTCTCCTTTTGATTTTGAACATTGTTTGCAAACTTGATTATCCTCCTTTAGACTCGCTATAGATCTTTTGAAAATACCTCCACATTTATCACATTTAATATTTACTTTTTTACCACTACCCAATGATACAGAATAAAAATCTATATTATTAAATTCTTTTATTTTTTTATAGATTTTTTGTCTATTTGTAGCAAAAGAATCAAGATAATGAACTCTAGTACTTGTACAATACGGACATCTTACCCCTTTAGAAAATACATGCGGAATGGTATTATATGAATTATGATAATCTTTTTCTTGACATTTAATCCATACTTTCTTATCAGTACTCTTTGTTATATGATAAGGATTTAAAGTATTCTTCTCAAAGTCCCAATACTTATCTAACGGCTCTCCTAATTCAACTTCTATGTGATAAGCAAATGAGTTTTCATAAGAACCACAACATTTACCACATCTTGCCCCTCTTTTGAAGTGTTCTACTGGCACGATATAAGAAGAGTTACAATAAATATGAATTATTTCTATATAACGATTATTATTAACAACTTTGCCATTAGGAAGAATATCTCCTTTGAAATATGCTTTTATAAATTTGTATTCCATGTCTTTTTCAACTATTTTTTTATAACTTTCCGATATTTCCTCTTGTTTTTTGATTTTGCTACAACTCGGACAAAAATTTGCAAATTTACCAGTTTTTACACTATCCCATCTTCTATTGAAAACATTCCCACACTTACATTTCCAATTATGATATATATTAGCACCTTCAAATACTTCATCATATAATTGCACATATGAATCAATCATATTGTTAACTTCATCTTTATTCATACTCTTTTTTAAAGTTACATTTCGTAAACTCATCTAATCACCGCCTTATACACTTAAATAATTTCTTTCATAATTTTTCATATTTATCCTATTATATTTTTGTTCATTCATAAGATAAGACTTTCTTTGAATAGTTCTCATAGCTAAACTTCCTTCTTTTAACTTATCTGCTATAGTTCTTAGATCTTTATCTTTATATTTTTTATTAGATAATGTTATTTTCAATCCATCTTCCTCATTAGGATTTTGAACATAATCAGTTACATATAAAAAGACCTCTTTATCAAGGTCTTCATCATATAATATAACAACGTCTCCTAATCCTAAATCACCCTTCCAGTGTTGATTGAATCCATTATCTATAATTCTACTTATAAAATTTTTAACATCTATATCATAGCTAGTTTCAGGATAACATTTAATAGATAAGTCTCTTTCACCTGCTTTAATTAAATCTTTAACGTCTAAAAAAGAATCATTAGTATAGGTTTCACAATATATAAATTCTTTTAATTCTTCTAGTGTTTCTTCTGTAAATATTAACTGTCCATTTTCATCGGTAGCAGTTTCTCTCTTACATAATATATTAATTTCTAATATACTATCTGCAAGATTATTTATATCTTCTTCTAGGTGTTTTATTTCAACTTCCAATATAGTTTGTTCATCTATTTTTTTAGTTATTTCAGCAGCAGTAATTGCTTCATTAGTTGTATCTCCGCTTTCCTTATAAGCATCTTTGATACCTTTTAGAGAGGTTATTTCACTATATATAACATACAAATCAGTTTTCTTTCTGGTTAAAATTGTAATTTTATCTTGTTTCTGTCTAACTAAATCTTGCCATATAGGAGTTCTGATTTCTATCATTTCATAGTATTTATCTAAATGATTAGTTAGCTCATCACTCATCTCTCCGTTATCTTTAAAATAACTATAATCTTCTATATATGGATATCCCGTTACAGTTTCATTAATTATATCCATTTCATCATTTCCAACTAAAGTAAGTCTAGTTACTAAATTTTCACTACCTTCAGTCCTGGATAATTTCTTAATATAGTTATCATTAGATAAATATAATTGAATATTTTCTGCTACTGTATTTATATCATATAAATTAATTTCCTTCTTATTTGTATCATATGTAGCAATACAATTATAACTTTCACAAACATCACTATCTATATAGTCATACCAACGTTTATTAACAGATGTTTGTATTCTTACTTTTTCTAATTTTTTTCCGTTATCATCTATATCATATATAACCGTATCATCTATATGTCCAAATTTCCAACCAGTCTCAGCCTTCATGTATTCATTTAATGAATATATATTATTTTCTTCATCTTTACCCATTAACATAAAAGCTATATCTTCAACTATGATATCTATTTTACTTAATTTATATTCTCTTGAATAAGCAGTAATACTTTTCTTATTATCATCTGTACCAAAGCTATTAGTCTTTATAACAAAATAATCCCTACTATTAAGACATATTAATCTTTCATCTTTAATCTCATACCATAATGGATTAATAATATCTTTCATATATCCGTCTTTGATTATCTTTGGTATAGTTAAATCAATTTTATCTATATCATTTAAACTCCTTGTAATACTATCAATAAATTTACTATCAATAGTACATATAGGGGTTTTATTAACCTTGCATAGTTCTAGTTCAAATTCTCTATCTAATTTATTAATAAAAATTCTATTCATATTTACACCATAACTGGATAGTACGCCTTAAAGACAATATCGCAATCGCCTTCTACTAATATAGAATTATATCCTTTTACAAGTTCTATCCACTTTCTATTACTATTCATTATTAAATTATCTCCATCAATATCAACAATAGTCCCTATTGCATTATCAATGGTAACGTCTTTATTAGATAAATTATTAATTATAAAAGGAGATTTAAGTGTAGTTAAATTAGATATCTTTATTGTATCACTAGAAATATTTTTAAGTTCAATAATAGGCTTATACGGTTTATTTAGATTACTATCATTAAATATTTTGAATTTATCATTAGGATTAGTTATTTTTTTAGTATAATATTTATATCCATATTGACTTAATGTTTTAAAAGTAACATCTATTATACCCTTCATTTCATAAGTAAATCTTTTTGTATATTTTTCTCCTTTTAAGAAATATATTACTCCTTCATTATCTTCACTTATAAACTCCTTATAGTCATCCGTTATAAGCCAACTTAAAACAGATTCTAATACTTCGTTTTCCCATACTTGAGCTTCATCAAAATTATCCGCATAACAAAAACTTAATGTTATCTCACCGTCTTCTTCACCTTTATATGATATACCATATTCATTTAAGATATCATTATTTTCTGTAACTTGATATATCCCATATTCACTTGAATGTTTTTTATCAAAATAAAAGTTTCCTGAATAAAACATAATATCCACCTCCTTATAATTAATAAGGGCAGGAAATTAGTCCTACCCTTTAAATCTATCTTATTGAACTAGAAATTTTATTTATTACATCATTGACTAATTTATCACTAAAAGATTTTAAATCTTCGACAACATCTTTATTCACATCCCCTTCTATATTTATCATTGGGGCATTTAAAACTATACTAGAAGCTGAACTAGTCATGGATGGCATTGCATTCATATTTACATTAAATCCACTAGATAAAGTAGAGAATTTTTCTAAATCAAGGTTTTTAATTATATTTCCTAAGTCTTTAAATGTACTCATAGCTATATCTAAGTTACTTATTAATTCAGACTTAATAACTGTACCCATTACACCGAATAATTCTCCAGTTTCCTCAGCAAATTCTAACATAGCATCTTGAAGTCCACTAACTTTACCGTCTATTCCTTCAAATATACCACTTGAAATAGCTTGGCTAACCATTTCAGCTATCTTGCTATCAGACCATTCTTTTTCAAGTTTTTCTATAGCATTTTTATTAGCCTCTTCTATTCTATCCATTTCTTTATCGAAGGCATCATTTATGTCTGAGTCTATTTTTTGTTGAGTGTATTTATTAAGCTCTTTTTGTGCATCTGCTAATAGCTTTTGAAGTTCTTGTACTTTCTTTTTCCCTTGTAAGGAAGTATCTCTCATAGCAATATCTAATTGTTTCTGAATGTCATTTATATTAGCTAATTTTTCTTCATACTCATCTTTATAATTGACGTCTTCACGATATTTATTATAAGCGTCTTTTTGCTTTTTTAAATTTTCAACCTTTTTATCGGTTTCGCTATTCATCGCTTCAATTCTGTCTTTGATTTGTTTCTTGTATATCTCAGTTATCTTATCTTCTATTTCTTTAGTAATATTTAATTGTTCTTTATATGCATCTTTTATAGCATTTTCTAAGTTCCACCACTCTTTAGAAGCGTCAGGTATCTTATTTTTTTGAATATCAAGATATTCTTCAACCAGTTCTTTTATCTTTTTAAATTCAACGCTATTTTTATGCTTATTTAAAACCTCATCTATATCACTAATATTGCCAGAAGCATCAAATGTAAATCCGTACTTACTCAAGTCTTCCCTATATATACCAAGTTGTTCCCTGTAAGTATCAGCAATCTCATGTAGTTTATTTTTCTGTTGTTCTAACAAATCTATCTTTTGGCTAATTATATCAAGTCTATCTTTACCATAGAAGTTTTCTTCCTTAGCCTCTAACATGTCTATTGCATTAGAAATTCCATCATAATGATCTGTTAGTTCTAGTAATTTATTATTTGTAGCAAATAGTTTTTGTTCTCTATTTAGCTTTTCAACAGAATCTAAAGTATCTTTTATAGCATTTTCTAAATCCCACCAGTCTCTAGATGCCTGTGGAAGCTTATCGTTTTGAATGTCAAGATATTCTTTAAGAATATCTTTAGCTTTTTCAAAATCAGAGGAGTTTACTAAATTATTTAATACCTCATCAATATTTTTTACATTTCCTAAATCATCAAAAGCAAAACCAAAATTAACCAATTCACCTTTATATATATTTATTTGTTCTCTATAGGTATTTGCCATTTCATGTAGTTTATTCTTTTGCTGTTCAAGTAAATTTACTTGTTCTTTTAGGAAACTAATCTTTTCAGAACCATAGAAAGATTCACTTTTCTTATCTATAAAATCTAAAGTATTACTAATAGATTTATATTCATTTTCTAATTCACTAAGTTTATTGTTAGTAATAAATAGTTTTTGTTCTCTATTTATTTTCTCAATTTCTTCTCTGGCATCAGATATGGAATTTTGTAAATCCCACCACTCTTTAGAAGCGTCAGGTATCTTATCGAATGTTAGACTTAGATACTGATTTAATGCTTCTTTTATTTTATCTAAATCTTGCTTAGTAGCTTCATATTGTGCTTGAAGTTTATCGTTGTCTTTTGCTGCATCAGCCTTTTTCTTAACATTTTCTAAATGTTTTTCATATGCTAATAATTTTTGACTATAATTTGATATATTATCTTCTATATCAAAAGTAAATCCTTTATTTAATAAATAATCCTTAATAGCACCTTGTTGAACCCTCATATCTTCAGCAAGATTATGTTGTAATTGTTGTTGCTGTTTTAATAGTTCTATTTGTTTTTGTAAATAATTTATCTTTTCTTGTCCAAATGCATTTTCTGATTTTTTGCTAATTATATCTAATTCGTTAGAAATTTTCTTTAAAGAGTTTTCTAATTTCTTAAATATATCAACATCATAATCAAACATATTTTTAGCATCTGTTGAAGAAATTTTTCTCAACATAGGACTTGCTATCGGATTATTACTTACTAACATTCCATTAGATGAACTTCTTGGAGATATAAATGCCCCATTCCCTACATTAGATGTAACATCAAAAGGGGTAGCATCATAAGGCATAGAGCTTGATAATGAATAAGTATCAGCAACAGGAGATATGCCACCTGCAACGTCTCCTTGTTCACCCATAGCAAACACACTTCTAGGAGATACCTTAGGAGTTACACTCCCACTTTGACTAACATTTATCCTAACTGTTTTACTACTTGGTAAAGCATTTATTCTGCTTAGTAAGGTATTTACTTGACTTATAGCATTAGAAACATTTACTTTTACTGTTTTTTGTGGTATTTTAGTACCATTATAAGATTCTATTTTCCTAATTAAGCCTGATAGGTTCTTAGCTGCCAATGAAGTGTGAATATTTGCAGTTTTATCAGGAGTATTATTAATAGCATCTCTATACTGATTAACCCTAGTAATTAACCCACTTAGATTCTTAGCCGCAAGGCTAGTTGCTATTTGTATAGTTTTTCCTTTGATACCTTCTATAGCTGTCTTAACCTGTCCTATACGAATCAGAAGTCCTGATATGTTCTTCGCCGCTAAACTAGTTTCTAAGGTTATAGTGGTTGATGGAATCTCTCTGAACTGATTAGATAAATTATTTACAGCAAGTTTTAAGTTTTCAATCTGAGCAATAGCATCTGCTGTATCAGATTTAAATGAAATTTGGTACTCTCCATCTTTTAACTTAGTAGAATACTCTATAAGTTTATTAAATTCATCTACTGAACCTTGTAATTCTCCCTTGTTAATAGAAAGATTTGTTGGTTTTTCTAATTCTTTTTTACCCTCATTTATTTCATTTATATCTTCTTTTACTTCTTTAGCACCCTCAGAATTTATCTTGTGTGTACTTTCAGTAGTTTTACCATCAACTTTATCTTGAGTTTCTTTAGATTTTTCTAACTCTTCTTTGCCTTCAGTTTTTGTTTTATGTGTACTTTCAGTAGTTTTCCCGTCTAATTCATCATGTTTTTGAGTTATTTCATCTAACTTTTCTATATTCTCAGTATTTATCTTAAAGTTGATTTCAGTATTTTTACCTTCATACTCAGAATTTAAAATTTTCATTAAATCTGGAGGTATATGATAATCTCCTATCTTAATTCCAATTTCTAATTCTTGTTGGGTAGATTTACCCTGAAATAATCTATTTAACTGTTCAGATACATCATCATCTAATGCACCTTCATTTTGAATAATAGTCTTAAGTCTTAATAGTATATCTTGTTCGGCTTCTGTAACCTTGTTGTCTGATATTATTCCATCTATAGCTGTTTGAATTTGTTGAGGAAGATATTTAAAACTTTCACTCTCTTTTACTTCTGCTAATAACTCTACATCTATTTTCCCTGTAGCTATAAACTCAGAATCTATTAAGTCAGAAAATCTAGCTAATTCTTCAAATTGTTTCTTTAAGTTTATTGCTAAAGAGTCACCATTTCTAAGTTGGTCTAAAGAACTATTATACGATTGTAAGAATTTATTTAACTTAGCATCTGCATAACTTAAACCTTCAAATTGTTGATTTAAACCTTCAACCCATTTTCCAGCTTCCACCCCTGTGGCCTTTTCAAGTTCCTTAGCAAGTTCATTTATAGATTTATTATATTGATCTATATCACCTGTATTTTGGAATGTATCATTTATACTTTGCCATCTGGTATTAAAATCTTCTAAGTCTATCTTACCTTCGGCTACAGCTTTAGTTAAATCCTCAATACCTCTTACCATTTGTTTTTGTCCGCTTAGGTCGTATTCTCCCCAATCAAACAATGCAGCGAATGAGTTTACATTTCCTTTTAAATCATCCTGTAAAGCCTTATAACTATCTTTCTTAAATATTTCATTAAGATTTTTCTTCTGAATTTCTTGTTCTCTAGCATAATATTCTTCTAGATTTGCAAGGTGTTCATTATATCTTTCATTATAAGCTTTCTCTTCATCTTCTAAAGCTTTTATAACCTTTTGAGTTCTTTCTTTTATGCTTACTTCTCCGCCCCACCAGTTTTTATCTGATAAAGCATTGTTTGAAGTTATGCTTCCTCCTTGGAGTGCAAGTTTCATAGAAGTATAACTAGATTCTAATTCCTTAGCTGCCTTCTTTATATTTTCAGTAGCATTTATCCCTAAATCATTTTCCTTAGATTCAAGTAATCTTTGCTTACTTTCTACAGCTCTATCCAGTTCTTTAATTAAATCTTGGACGTTTCCATTCATTGCTAGTATAGGATCATTATTTTCATCATATCCTAATACTAACTCTGGCATAATATTAGCTATCTCATTTTTTAGTTCACTAAATCTTTCTAATTCAGAAGCAGTTTTATTAGTTTTCTTTGCTAAACTATCATACTCTTTTGATATAGACTCTAATGATTTCTTCTGAGATTGATATCCTTGAATTTCTCCATTTATAACATCAATACTTTCTCTAGCTTCTTCTGCTGCTATTTTATGTCTATTTATATAATTATCAAAAGCAGTAATAGCTTGACCTATTCCCCAACTTGCCAATCCTATTAATGCACCATTTAATAATGAAGTACCGACCATAGCTAACTTGCTACCTGCTGCACTTTGAGTAAAACTAGAAATAACATTTTTCATACCACCAGTAACTTTAGTTTGACTTTTTGCAAGAGTAGTATTTTCTCTGTTAATTCTTACTATACTTTGACTAGCATCACCAACTCTTAAACTATATTGTTTAAATGAATCACTAGTCTTAGTAGTAGACTTAGATAATTTTACTTGGTTATTTGAAAGTTTTTGAACTCCATTATTTGTAGCTGAATAATTTATAGTAGTACCTTTTAAGGCTTCGTTAAATGATTTTATTCCGTTTATCATTCCTGAACCAAATAACTCAACAGAACCATTTCCTGATAACACTTTAAAAGATTGCCCCAAAGAAGTAATTAATCCTATAGTAGCTGGTAAAACAGCATTAAATTGATCTAATACTTTAAATGCACTATTTAATCCATCTGTAAACGATATAGCTCCATCTAAAAATCCTTTAGCAAAATCACTACTTATAGTTGTAGTAACTAAGTTTTTAAGATTTTCTTTAAGAGTATTCCATTTACCTTCAATAGAATTCAGATATCTTTCCTGCTCTCTTTGAGCTGAACCTATTGTAAATCCATTATTATAATCTTCTTGATACTGAAGAACTGTCTCCCAATTCCCCATCATAGCCATAAGGGTATTAATATGGTTTTTACCTGCTATCGACTCTGCTATAGCTAGTTGCTTGTCTTCTGATAAATCATCCCATACAACATTAAGCTCTTTAAGGATAGTCATCATATCCTTAATTTCACCTTTTTGTTTATTAGAATATATATCTATACCTGCTATAGTTTGCAATGCTTTTGCAGTACGATTCATTTCTAATGAACCATCTTTAGCTGCTGCTTTAACCCCACCTAAATTAGTTGCCATAGTTTTAATAGCAGTACCAACTTTTTCTGCATCTTGAACACTTTCATTTGCTCCAACTATCATAGATATTGCATCTTGCATAGATACTCCAAATTCAGATAATACAGAACCAGACCTCATAAGGGCTTCCCCTACGTCTCCAGTAGAAATTGCGAAGTTATTTCCTGCGTAATTAGCTAAATCCAGGAATTTAGTAAGATTATTATAATCTTTACTCATGCCTTGAACTTCTTCTCTAACTGGCTTTAATGCGTTTGTCATACCTCCGTATGAACTCATTATAGAAGCAATATATGTATCTGCTTGGTCTTGACTTATATCACCAACATTTGCAAATGTAGCTGATGACTTAGCTATTTCAAGTGCATCTCCCATAGTTTTAGCACCTGTTTGTAATGCTTTTGCCATACCTTGTATTACATCTTCACTAGACTGACCTACAACTTTTGCAACTTCAACCGCATCATTTTTTACAGCCTTTAATTGTTCAGTAGTACCTTGGAAACTTTCAGGAGCTACCTTCATTAAATCTCTTAAAGCACTATCTAAGTTAACTATAGTATCTTTAATAGCAGATACTCCATCTTGAATAGCATCTCCTATGATATTACCTAATGTAAAAGTTCTCATTGAATCATATAAATCATCAAAGAAATCACTCTTAATAGTTTTATTCACATCACTTAAATCACGCTTAGTTTGAGTTAAATCCTGATTAATTCTTCTGAATTCTCCAGATAGATGAGACATATCTACATTAGATACGTTTCCTAAATAAGAATCTAGGCCTCTTAATTCAGTTTTAAACTTTTCAACTTCTCTAACAACTTGGTCAAACATTTGAGTTCCTTTATATTTTCTCTCAAGTTCTTGCAAGTTGCTTAACATCTTAGTTTTAAATTCATTAACTTTTCTTACAGCATTATCATGATTGACATCTAATTTGAATTCTACCTGACTCTTATTAGTATCAATAGAGTTACTATTCTTTAAGACGGTACTTTGAACCTTTTCCATTACTTGGTCATAAACTTTTGCACTTTTAGCAGCATTTTCTATGCCTTGTTGCATTTCCTTCCATGACACAATCTGTTTTTCTAGTATTTGAGCTGTTTTATTATTTCCACTAGCTTCAAGTTTATCTTTACTTTTAACAAGTCTTGTAATTTCATTATCAACTTGTTTATATGCTGTAGATAATTGATTTACAGACTTTTCTATATTATTTACAACTTTTCTTACTTCGGTTCCGTCTCCATATAAAGTTGTAGTTATATCCCTACCTGGAGATCCTAAATTTTGAGTTAAGATTCTCTTTATGCCATCTGCTGCACTATCTAAATAATCAACATAAGATTTAATACCTTTTGTATCAAATACTTCTGGCATTTCAAAGCTACTAATTTTTTCTTGCTGCTTTCTTATCTCATCAAATTCTTCATTAGCTTTCTTAGCTTCTTGATGCAATTTATCAATAAAAGAATTTTTATATTCAGCTTGTTGAGTTTGAGATATTGCTCTATTAAGTTGTTCTTGTAGCTTAACCTGTTCCCTTATCTCATCATTGAACCCACTATTACTTCTTAAATCCAAAGTAGTTAAAGATTGTTTTTGTCTTAATAAATCAATTTCTTTATTTAAAGAAGCTACTACATCATCACTTCTATTTAATTCCGCCCTAGATAGTTTAGTTAAAGCGTCATTAATCTGTTTATCTAAATTAAGATATTCCTTAATCTTACTTTCTAAGTTTAATTGTTCACCAGTTTTAAATACACCCTCAGAAAATAAAGATTTTTGAGTTAATTCACTCATGCTATTTAATTGCTTTAAAGCATTTTCTATTTTTTCTATATTAGCAATTACTTTTTCATCAATATCAAAAGCATTAGTTAATTTTTCTCTTAGATTATCTAAGTTTATATTATTTGTAGCTTTCTCTAAGTTATCTATAACATTTTGAGCACCATCAAAAGCATTAAGCTTTATAAAGTCTTCATCTGCTCCAAATACGCTTTTGTATTCTTGTTTCATTTCCTTAAAGTTCTTTATAAAACGTTCATAAGCTATAAATAAATCATTAGGAATATTTAAATCTAAATCTTTTAAATCATCTAAGGATAAGTAATTCTCTAACATCTGTTTTAGTTGAGATTCAATAGCATGATTCTCTGTGCTATCAACAGGAATAAGATTTTTACTAAGATTTTCTATATGATCAATTATTTCTTTTTCATCATCAGATATCTTATCTAAGTTTTTCTTTATGTTTGACTTAGCAGTTGATATTTTTGATGATAGTTTTCTAGCTTCGGCAACAGCTCTTTCAAATCTTTCAGACGATTGTCCTATAATGTCTTCATATCCACCATTATAAGTACGTCTACCCATTTCTCCACTATCTAGTTCAAAAACCTTAGAAACTTGACCTACAGCTTGAACACCTAAACTAGAGAATTCTTTTTGAAGTTTATCTAATTGCTCTTTATATTTTATTACATTTCTAAAAGCCTTTTCAGATGAAGAATTTTTTAATAAATCTATATATTGTAATGAGTCTTCATTTTTCTTAGCAAATTCTTTAAAAGCTTTCTCATTATTTTTATTATATTGAGATAGCATATTATCCATTTCTTTGCTAATTTGGTCTAATTCTTCCAGATGTCTAAGAGATTCTTTTTGATCTCCTACTAATCTTTTTACTCCATTTTCGGCATTGCTTTTAACATCTACACCATTATTAGAGATTTTATTTTGCTGAGACATTAACTTATTTATATTTTTAAGATTAGTCTCTAACTTATTTAGACCATTAAATTCTATATTTGTAAGTTTATTTAAGTCCGATGTTAGTCTAGCAATGCTACTACTTATACCACTTATGTCAAACTTACCTAGCTTTACTTGAAATTCTAAAGGTTTATTGGTATATTCTTTTATTAGTCCATCTAATGTCTTTTTGGCACTGTCATCGTTAGCCTTGACATCTACCTCAATTCTTAATTCTTCTGACATTTAACCACCACTCTTTCTAAAATTTTGCATAAGAAAACCACTTCCTTATGCTAGAAGTGGTAATTAATTTATTATTTAACTGGTATTCCTCTATTTCTCATTTCACTTTTATATTTATCAGGAATTTCATTCTTTGCTCTTCTTGTACTTTCTCCAACTAAATCAGTAGATGGTCTATATCCACCTCTACCATAAGTTTTCCCCATCTCAAGCCCATGTATTACATACATATGTTTTCCAGCATAAGAAGTCCAATCTCCGTTATCTCTCCAGGACACTTCCACTGAATTATTGTTAACATTAGTTGTTTCTACACTATTAAGAAGTTGTTTTGTTCTTTCGTATGTAGAAGGATCATATGCATCGTATACTTGCGTTTGAATCTCTTCTTTCATTATTTCTTCTAATTCCTTACCTACCTCTGGCATTGAATCAGCAGTAGCTTTATTAACATATCTCATTAAATCATTTAAACTTTTAAACGTTGGCATTTTTCAAACTCTCTATATCTTCTGTCATTTCATTCGCTTTCTTTAATGATAATGCTGTCATAGCAGATATTTTAGCTTGGTTTAATAATCTCATTTGAGATGATATAAATTCATATTGTAACTCGTAAATAATTTCATCTATTTCATGATTTATTTGTAATAATATTATGCTTGGAGCTTTTGCTAAAGGTACTGTATTTTTTACATCTACATCTAAGTCAACCAATTCTTTAAGTATTGACTTATACAGCATATCAGCAGCCTTATTTTTATCAGTTAATTGACTACCTGTCTTTAATATATTTAATAAATTTTCTCTCTTTTTTCCTATAGCATTATATATTGTGATTTGCTTTTTATTACCATCAACCTCATATTCTAATACTTTCCTAACCTTGTTTAATTTTAATTCAGATAACTTAGCGTTCATAAAATCTCCCTTCTTATAATAAAAAAGAAGAGTAAACATTTTACTCTTCTTCTAGTTCTAATATTTTTTCTTGTAATGTGTCTATGCTATGAATAGCCGTATCGTCATCACTTTTAAACTTGTTTCTTAAATATCTATAACTTAATGATAAATCTGCTAACATAGAAATTTCTTCTTCAGTAAGTTTCCCATCATATTTATTTCTTATTTCTTTTGCGTTCTTTTTAGCAGTTTCAGATAATTCAACATTCTGCTCTAACTCTTTACTATAATCTAAACCTCTTTCTTCTTTTTCTACATACATATCAAAATTTTCTTTAACACCTTTAGCGTCATTGATTAACGTCATACGCTCTTTATCAGAAAAAGTCCATTTAGAATTAGAAGATGAACATCCAGTTAAAAGTATGCTTATTATTAATATCCCTATCATGAATATATTTTTCATATAAACACCCCTTATGTAATATTTATAATAATATTATACACATAAATGAGCAAATATATATATATAATTTGGATGATTTTTACAAATAAAACTGTTATTATATTGAAACAAAATCACCTAAAATAGATGAACTTATTTCAATATAATAAAGAGGGATTTAACTCCCCCTTTATCTGTATAACTACTTAGTAGCTTTAGCTGATAATGATTCTAGCGAAGCATTTTTATAAGTCATAAACTTATCTTCAGAGTTAGAAGCTAATGTAAATGTTATAGAGAAATTAGCTATATCTTCAGCAGAGAAGTTTAATTCTCCTGATGCTTTTGGTTTAGCAGAATATAAAGTTATTTCTTTATTTTTAACTTCTCCGCCTTCTTCAACAACAGCAAAAGTACCTTTTATAGAATACATTGTAGCTGGAGAAATAGCACCTACTTCTATTACATCACTTTTTAAAGTCCCACCAGTCATTAACGCTAAAAATTTATCATCTATTATTTCAGCATCTATTTTGAATTCTCCAGTTTTAGGAGACCCAAATATTATAGTTTCTTTACCTTTCTTTTTAGCAGCAGTAGACTCTTCATCCCAAGTTATACTAGCACCATTTAAATAGTCTATAGTTATTGCTTCTCCTCCACCTGCTAATGGTGTTAATGTTAAATCCATTACATCTTTTATCGCAAATCTTGCCATATTAAATTCACTCTCTTTCTTTTTTATTTTTATAAAATAAACAACAAAAAAGGAGTATTTAAACTCCTTTTAAATTGCTGCTTTTAACTATTTTTTTGAAATACCAATTTTTAACATCTTCTTTAATGTCAAATTTTTGGCTTAATTTATATTGCATCATTGTTTCATAAGAATCTTTTGAACTAATAGTCTCAAAAGTATTTTTTATTTGATATACTGTAAAGTTCAACAAGTCATCATACTTTAAACTACTTGAATGAATTATAATATTAATAATATCTATAAGACTAACTTCATTTTTATTTCCAACTTTTTCCCTGTGTTTTTTTCTTAACATTTCAAATCTAGCAGTTATAGGATCTAGTTCCTCCTGTTTTGGAACATCAAACTTAAACTTACTTTTATCTACTTTAAACATTTCAAAAACTGTATCACAAAGTATATTAAAATTAGAATTATTTATCTCTACATCATCAATCTTCATAGTAAATTCTTCAGTGATTTTTATATTCTCTGTATCATATAACAGCATTAATGATTGTTTTAAAGAATAAATTATATCTTCTCTATTGTTTTGAATACAATTCATTAATAAAAAAGTAAAATCTCCTACAGAATCTTTTAACTTAATAACCAAATCCTTATTTTTTGATTGACCTACTATAACATCATTCATCATAAAAGGATAATAAAAACTATCAATCCCAATATCTTTACTTAAAAAATCTATTATTTTGGGTTGTTTTATACTTCCTAATCCATATTTTTCAAGAGGGATATCAAGCCCAAATAAGTAATAATATTCATATCCATTGTTCATATAGTTATTTTCCTTTTACTTGTATTCCATCTACTCTACATATAATTTCATATCCTGAATACTCCATACCTAGTCCAAATAAATGGTTTACTCTATAAACACTACATCTACCCAAGCCTTTAAAGTAATCATCTTTTTCAATTATATCTGAAATACAGCATAGTAAAGCTATGTCTCTACTTCCATTCGGAGTTAACAGACATTCTTTATGTACCAATACAGCTACCGTAAAAGTCATTGTTTTTATATTGGGATTCTTAGCAGATTCATTTCTGAAATCATCTAATGTAATAAAAACATTAACATCTTGATTATGTAAAACTTTATCTGGTCTTCTATGTAACCATACTTGTTTTCTATATAATTCACCAACAGGATCTTCTAAATCAGGCATTGATAAAATATCTTCTCCTTCTTCATCAACATCCTTATAGTAAACAAGTTTATTAAAATCAGGATTAGTTATTAATCTAGTTAATACTTCAGATATAATAACATTCCCTAAACCATATAACTTTGCCATTAACTAATCCCTCCTATATACTTTTAATAACTATTTCTAAAGTGTCTTTTAGTGTATCGTTGACGAATAATTTCAATATAACTGACTCACCAACAAACTTAACACTTGTAGGAAACTTAATTTCACAATATCCACTTACATCGTCAGGAGTTTCAAATACTATGGTATTTCTTAATTCTGGACTACATTCTATCTCCCAATGCTTATGCTCAACGTCTTTAGAACATTTGTATATCTTTTTACTTCCCAACATAGCTTTTTTATCTCCAACTATCTTAGGAATATCTGTATCAATTTCTTTTAATTCGGAATCTTCATTCCATGCCATATTATCTTCTAAATTATCTTTGTCAACGATAGTAGTTTGCAATAACATAGCTTTTATAGCACATTGTCCATTATGACTAGATCTAAATTCATAGTCATTAATATTTGTTATTCTAAATACAAGCCTATTTCCTATCATAATTCTTGTATTAATGTGAACATCTTTAGTGATAGGATTTTCTCCATAATAAATAGAAACCTTCCCATCTTCTTGAGACGTGTATTTATTATCTGCTAATCCGTCAGAATAAAGAGATAGATTTTGCACATAAATAGGAAATTTATATAAAACTCCATTCTTTTTATAATTCCAAATATTATTACATTTAAATAAAGTAAACTTTTTATGAGTATCTAATGTTCTATGCTCTTTAAATGTAGCCAACCAATATACTCCATCAAATTCTATATAACATCCTATATCAAAATTTTCATCTTTTCTTACTAATAAATACTTTTGGTCAAATGCTTTTATATCATTATCTGATATATTTAAGATAATACAGTCTATCTCATTTTGATTTCCTAAAACATCTATTTGTCCAGGAACAGTAGCTTTTAATCTCTTAGCAGAAGGAGATTCTCTAAGTTGGTTTTCAAAAGTTCTTTCAGCTTGAGAAATTAACTTTTCTCTTCTATCACTTGCACCTAATGAAACTCTTTTTCTATAGTTATATAAATACGAAGCCATTAATTCCACCCCGTACATTCTTTAAATCTATATTTCCCTTGATAAGTTTCTAGTTGTTTTCTAGCTTTGTCTTCTAAATTCATTAACCTCATAAGCATATTTGCATTAGATAATTTACTAAAATCCTTATCAGAAACAAACTGTCTTAAGTTTTCTTCTCTTTTTATCTTAGGTTGTAGGTAATGAACAACCATTCCCCATGCTAAAATCATTATCTCATTCATACTTAACACTTCATGAAATGTCCTAGTATCATAATCAATAGATAAATCCTTTTTACACTGACTAAATTCAACTGTAGCATTTTCTAAATAGTTAAGCATTAAATCCTCTATAACTTCATCTTCAACAAGTAACCATTCTTCATCTTCTATCATACCTAAAAACTTTCTATATACATCCTGAATAGGAGTTCCCATTTTACCACCACCTATAAAATAAAATAGGTAGTGCAAAATGAGCACCACCTTTTAAAATCTACATTTTATCTGTTTATATAATAAATCTACAAATTACATTTCAAATAAATCTTCTCTATCAAGTCTTTTACATAAAGCATCTTCTTTTAACCTAGAGTCAAATTTACCTTTTTTAAATAGTTCAACAGCTCTTCCTGCTATTGTTTTTACTAAATCAGTATTTGCATCTTCTACTAATCTTGTAAACTTTCTAGTGTCCATTTTTAGTGTTTGACCTATATAATCTGTATCATAATTTTCAATTTCATTTTCTTGATATATTTCATCAAGATTTAAATAAGTTATTATATCTTCTAAGTCATATTCGTCGCTATCTACATCTATTATTGCTATTAAGTGCTTCTCAAAGAAACCTTTATATCTACTAGCAACTTCCGATATATCTGCTAAGCTTATAAATTCTCTATCTCCTGACTTATTAAAATTAAATATTAATCTACCATCCCTACCTCTACATGAAGTAGCACATGAGTTAAGATTTAATATTTCAACTTCTATTTCATATTGTTTTGACCTAAACTCTTTCTTTAAATCTTTATAAGTTTTTCTAGGAACTATTTCTTCTATTTCTATATCTTCTTCTATTTCTTCAACATCATCTATTATTTCATCTATTATTTCTATTTCTTTTGCTTTTTTTACTTCTTTCTTTTTTGAAGTCTTAGTGTTCTTTTTAATCACTTCTTTAGTTTCAGTTTTAGCTTTAGCCATAATATCAATCTCCTCTTATTTTAAATTAATTTAAAAGAGAGGATAAGTTAATATCCTCCCTAAAGAAATTATTCAGTTATTTCAACAGCACCGAATTTAGCAGCAACTAATACAGCAACGTGTATTTTTTGCATGTAAGTCATTTCTATTTGTTGGTCATCTCTATGAGCTCCAGTAGTGTCTTCTAATATAGTAACTCCACCTTCGTACCCTAAACGTACCACGCGTTCGTTTGCGGGGATGATATATAATACATTATTACTTAAAGCCCATTTATCAGTAGCTTCATTATAAGTATTTGGAAGCTCTATTAATTTAGTTCCGTTGAATATTTGAACGTATCCTATTTCTCTCTTATCATCAGCATCTACTAAAGCACCTGCTCCAGTTATTTTTCCTAATGCTTCTGCTGTACCATAAACTTCAACGTTTTTACCAGTAGCACCTTTAACTCTGTTTATTATCTTCTTTAACTCTTCATCTACACCTTCAGCATTTGTAGAAACTTTTAAGTGAGTTCCTATTTCAGAATATGCTTTACTGAAAGCTCCAACTATTTGAGTAGCTATTTCATGATTGAAAGATTTAACTACAGTATCAACATAGTCTTTCCAATCTATTCTACCAGCTATAAATCTATCTAATTCTTCATAAGTAGCTATAGCTAATTTGAAAGCATCTGTTCTTACTTTATTTCCTAATTTTCTTTGTCTTCTTGTAGAGTTTATACCATCTGCTATTATACCAACTTTGAATAAGTTGTTATTCTTTATTACGAATTCAGCTGAATCTCCAAGTTCAAAGTTCTTAACTTCACAGAATTGCTTGAATGCTTCTTCTGATAGATTCACTAAGTCTACATCTATTATTTCTTGTAATAATGCATAAACATCCCATTTATTCTTTTGGAAGTTAGTATAATTCCACTCTCCTCCAACTCTTTCTATTATCTCTGCTCTTAAAACATCGTTAGCAGCATTTTTAGAAAACTTTTCAACGTTTCCTCTATAGCAATCTCTAGCTATCTTTTGTATATCAGTTAATTTCGCTAATGCCATTTTACATTTCTCCTTCTTAATTTTTATAATATGTTAATAAATTCTTATATAAATTCTATATAATATGAATCTTGTCCTTCAAAGTTATAAACTTCTAATACTTCTGCAACGACAACTCCAGAAGTGTACTTTTGTAATTGATAAGAATCAGCTTTTATTTCTAATTTATCTCCTACAACAACAGCTTCATTTACATGTTTTTTAGCTATAGTTATTCCTTGTCCAGCTTTAGGTCTGTAAACTCTAGTTATTGCTCCAGCAGCTAATTCAAAATCTCTTTCATCTTTTGTTTCATCATACATTAAAGCAACATCAGCTACAAATCCTAATTTGCATCCTTCTGCTAACTTTCCTATTTGATAACAATCTCTTCCTAATCTGTCTTCAACTAATTTTCCTAATGCTACAAAAGCACCATTTTCTAATACATCAGAGCCATTTTTCGCAGTAACAACGTCTGGGTATTTAACTTTGTCTAAATTTATTATCGCTTTCATACTTTTCTCCTTTAAAATTTTTATTTTTAAATAAAAAACATCAACTATTTAAGTCCATGTTTTTCAAATAAACCACCATATATTGTCTTACCTTCTTCATGAGAAGTAACAGTAACTTTAGCAGGTTCTTCTTTTACATCTTTAGAAAACTTACCATTTTCTAATACTTTCTCTGCAAATAAAACCTTTAATTCTTTTTCAAATTGTTCTAAAGTTATATCTTTAGTTATCGCTTTTTCTTTAAGTTCAGTAGTGTCAACATCTAAATCATATTTACCAGATATTTCATCTACTTGTACTTTAAGTTCTTCTAAATCTATTTTAGATTTAAACTCTTGTAATTTAGATAAATTTTCTTTTATAGTTTTTAGTTCTGCTTCTTTATTTTCAAATTTTTCTAAAACTATATCTTTTAATTCATCTTTCTTTTCAAACACTGCTAATGTTTCACCTTCATTTTTAGGTCTCCATTCTTGAATATATGCAACCTTCTCATCATATTTAAGAACAGCAGTATCTCCTTGTATTTCATAAGGTATTCCGTAGTAATTGTAATAATTGCAATTATCTTCTACTACAGCAACTTTTTCGTGTGGTAATATATCAAATAAGTAGAATTCTCTTGTCTGATAAGTATCTCCCCACCAGTCTTCAACTTCTACCATTCTATCTTTAAGTTGTGAATTTATAGAGTTTCTTATGTTGTCTACAGATAAAGCGAATTCTTCCACAACTTCAGTTTCTTCAACTTTTTTATTTTCTTTAGATTCTTCAGTTATTTCTACTACTTCATCTGTTGGCTCTGTTTCAACAACGTTATCTACTTCATTCTCTACAACTTCAGTATCAACTACTGATTCAATAACTTCACTCACATTACCGACCTCCTTTTCTTTTAATTTATTATTAAACATCTCTACTGAGTTGTTTATGTCTGTAACTGTATATTTTTCAATATTAGCTCCCTTCATAGCTGGTTCTACTGAATCAGATAAAACAGTAATTCCTCTATATGAAAAGTCTTCTATTTCAAATATTTTTCTTTGTTTGTTATACACTCCCGACTTTACAGATATTTCCATAGAAACACCTTTACCTTGCTCTATTAATTTCCAAGCACCATTTGAATATGATTTCCAAATAAACCCTGTTATAACAGGATAAGTTTCCCCTGTCTCTTCATCTATCTCTAAACTATACTCATGGTTTTCATTAATTACCCCAAGAGGAGTTTCTAGATATCTTGTTTTTAACTCATATTCTCCATTTTCATTTTCAATGATTTTATGTTCCATATCATGACCACCAAAATCAACAACTTCAAAAGATTCCTCATCAAAAACAGAATATGCAAGAATAGGTCTATTGCTTAGAGTTGGTTGTGCTTTAGTCAAACTTGCTAGTGAAAAATCACTTCCATTAGGATTTTCGCCAGTATGACAAACCTTGATTCTAACCTTCATTAAATCATCATCATCTTCATAAGCTTGACTAAATGAAAGTATTTGACAAGGCAATTTGTGATTTACATTCATAAATGTTTCTCCTTTCTATACAAAATAAGCCCTATCTGTGATGACTACTTTTTTAATTTCATCCTTACTAAATAGGGCAGTTTTTATTATAGAATTTTCAAAACACCAAGATTGCTTATCTCCAATTTTACAACTTGTAATCTCGTTAAAACCTTTGTTTAATAGATTTTCTCTATCTTCTTGTGAGAATACATATATAAAATTCATAATCTAACCTCTTAAACGCAATTTAATTTTTATAATATGTTAATTCTGTGCTTCAGGAGTTACAGTGTCTTCGTTTCCCGTCCCTCCGTCCTCTTTGCTTGTTCTACCTACATTTGTACCGCTTTGAGTATGAGAACTTGCTTGAGGTACTAAAAGTTCATCTAAACCTAACATACTTTCCATTTTTAATACAGATAATCCTTGTAATGGCGTATATCCACTTGTAGCTAAATATTCTAATCTAGAACCTCCAAAAGCCATTCCATCTTTTGCAGCACTGATTCTCTTTTCTTTATTAAATTCTGTTACATCTAATAACTTTATAGCCCAAGTAAATCCACCAATCTTCTTTTTCTTCAATTCATAATTAATCCAATTACTAATCATTAAATTTAATGGTTTCGCAACTAAATTATCTGCTATTATACCCATAGCAATGGCTTCTGTAGTGTTTTTATTCCCGTTGAATAACTCACTATTTACACCAGCACTATCATATATGGTATCTCTAGCTTGACTAACATTACTACTTATCTTTGAATTACTATCACTTAAATATAAAGCCTGTAAATCAAGTGGGTTTGTAGTAACAGCCGTTCCTTGTGGTAATGTTGATTTAGTAGCATTATGATATTGAGTTATAACATCAAAATCAATTAAACTAACTCCTGTATCTTTATCAACAGGGAACTTTTGATGTATTAATTTAATACTCTCTATTACAGCATTTTGAGATTTTAAATCCTTCATATCTTCAAGTTCCATTAAATCATCAAATATTGTACAGTAATATGGAACTCCTTTTGGAGAAAATCTATCCAGGTTAAATGCTACAGCATTATCTTTTAATTCATAAAAACTTCTATCTATTAAGTCATTTTCTTTTATAGATCCATTTTTATATTTTTTATATAAAAGTTGAATCTCTTTTGGGAAAGATAATATATTACTATCACTAAGTTTCTTTAGGTTTATAGCATATTTAGAAACATCATTTTCAACAGAGGTTATCTTACAGAATGTATTAGGAATTTCTTGTAATATAATTCCAGTAGAATCTTCGATTTTATATGTAAATAACTCCCCTTGCTCTAAAACTCTTTCCTTTATCCAACTTGCATTATATTTTAAATTGAACCTTTCAACATATTGTGCTGCTTCAGCATATGCTTTTTGAATCTTACTAGGATTTTTAATTTTATCAAACTCTACAGGATAAATCATAAAGTCATGAGTATACATATTTGCATGATAATTTAATACTCTTTTATATATCCCATTTGTAGCTTTTAAAAGCATACTTGCTTGTTGTAATAGTTCAACATTATTAGTGCTATATGGATCTGCTAAGGCTTTTCTTAGGTTATTTCTATTTATTCTTCTAGAACGATATATATCTCCAGATATATTTATAATTCCATTCATTAAAGAATAATTTCTATGCTCTAACATTTTATTTATAGAACGTAGTTGTTTATCTACATATTCTTCACTATAAACAAATGGTACTTTTTTCTTTTCTTCTGACATTCCTTCACCTCCATTTACCATAATGGTTTCATTTTACTATCTCCACGTTTTTTCTTTTTAAATTCTTCTTTCTCTATTAAATCTGCTAAATAATTTGCATATGAGCAAGAAGAATATCTATCCTTCCTAGCATTTCCTTTTTCAAATACCTTAATATGTCCCCCATTTAGAGACCACTCTAAGTTAATTGTTTCATTTACTAACAAAGTAGTTTGCATATAAGGTTTTAATAATTTCGCTAATTCTTCTTGATTTTTCAATAAATCATTGTTATCATCTATTAACTCATTTTTAGCTTCTGAGTTATTCATTAAAAATTTAATTTTCTTTTTTAATATAGCATCTTTAAAAGAAGTTATTATATTATGGTTTATAGATGCACTAGCTGGTTTTAATGAATAAATAACAGGTAAAGCACCTCTTGCCATTTGTTTATCAACAGTATTATCATCATTAAAACAAGTAAAGGCTTCATAATCTCGGTCTCTTAAATTGTCATAATTTGACTTCTGAAGTTCATTAAATACAGAAATTCCAACTCCTTGACTATCTATAATAATATAGTCTGCTTCAAAATCATAGAATAATTGCTTTATTCTAATAGCTTGTTTTTCAGAGTTTACACCATTGTGAGATTCTATATAAACAACCTCTCTTCTATATTCATTTCCATCAGGAAGCATTCTTAATAAAGTATATACAGAGTTATCGTTTTGACTTCCCGCTGCTAATGCTATATCACAACCTATTATTCTTTTTTCATTTTTAAGTTTAGGTATATTACATTTATACTTACCTTTTAACTGAACCCACTCTGTTTCAGTAGGAGGATAAAATGCCCTGGTTAACGTTCTTAAAGGATTTAATTCAGCGGATTTAAAATAAGCCGAACTGCTTTCTCCATACCATTTACCTTCCATCTCCATAGCCCAAGATATTTCATCCATATCTTCTTCATTCCTAATATCTCTAACAGTATCTTCATCTAGCAATCCATGTTCTAAAGGTACAGTATATGGTAAATCACAACAGAAATAAGATTTTCCTTTACACATAGCATTTCTATAAGAAATAAATTTTTCATATGCCCAACTACTCTTATACCAGGCAGAACTTATATATAATTCCTTATTTTTATGAGGTTTTAAATGCGAATACTCTTTTTTAAACATATAAGGAGGTTTTCTAGGAGCAGCATTAAACTTTCTTAAAACTGAATCTAAAACATCCTTCTTTATCATTCGATACTCATCTAAAACCAAGACATGCGATCTGTAACCCCTTGAGTTATCTGAGCTTGTAACACATTCTATTGTACTACCATTCCAAAATGTAACTGAAGCATCATTTGCTCCAGTTTTAAAATCTTTAATTTCTCTACGTATTGCTTCGCTTTTCATTAATTCTTTAACTATTTTTTGGGTAACAATTAATTTTGCTTGCTTTTATATTTATTTACGAACGCTACTTCATAAATGTCAGTTAGACCTCTATCTTTCGATACGAGAGTAGACTATTTCTTCACCCTCAGCATTACCTGTTAGGGGCAACCCACTTCCATCACCAATAGCTTGCGATGTACTCCCATTTCAGGGATAGTCGTTTGACCTTCCTATTTCTAGTCTTGGCGACCAAACACCCATTGTAACAGTACTTAGGATTTAACCATATACCATCTCTACACTTGTTATGATTTCTCACCTTCATAAAAGTTTCTGATTCTATCTTTTATTGTGGTAGTAGAGCTTTAGGGTTTACTGGTTTTAAAGTTGTGTCCTATGCCAATTTCTTGACATACGGGGCATTAATTTATCACCCTTTTGTACCCGCTGCAACAACAATTAAAGAATTGGGATAAAGTACCGCTCTTATAATACAGTATATACTTATTAAATAAGATTTCCCTATCATTTGTTATTATCCGTAAGCTTTTTATCTTACGCTCTGGAGGTTTCCCTCATTTTCATCGGTTAGTCAATTCTAACCCAGTTTGGCATACATTTTCACCTTCAACTTAATGGTCAGGTGTCCGACACTCGTGGAGATATTATATTCTGTGGAGGATAATTATTCCTCAAACAGTTTCAATCTCTATGCTCTACAATATTAACTAATATTATTTAAGTTAATTATCTCGGTATTAGCATGTTTATATTTGTTTATATAGAAAATCTCTTTATCATATGTATCCTCTAAAGTATTACATTCTTCTAAAACATAAAACTTAAAATTATTTTCTCCATATTTATTCCAAGCATTTTGAAGATACTTATTGATATGAATATTATTTCTAAGATTATGTTTATGAGAACCTATTCTAGACCCAATATCTTTAGATCTTCCTATATAAACCTTTCTATTGGCGATGTTTTCAATTACATATATCCCAATCAAAAAACATACCTCCTTAGTTTTATAAATTTAGCTTTCACCGATTTTGCCGAATTTATAACTATATATTTCTATATAGTGGGGCATAAGTAAATCTACCCCTTGAAGCTATCCATAGAAAAAAGGTATATTTATCCATTAAGTATAATAATATAAGCTGAAATGGATACAATGACAATCCAAAATAATCAACGGCTAGCCTGTGAGGATTTTTTCTATAAAAACTAGAAAATAATCTTACACCATTATAAAATTCTTCTTGTTGATTTTTACTTTTGGGTATTCTTGGTTTAGTCTTCGTTCTCATCATCATCACCAACTAACCCAAATACTTTGGCAAAATTTTTAACAAACTGCCTATCAATAAGTTTACCTATATTATCAACGTCAGCAAATTCATCTATTGCTTCATTTACAGGTTCATTTTTTTCTAAATTCTCGATAAATACTCCAAAACATTCTCCGACTTCATCTCCCATAGTTTTCTTTTGAGATGGCTTTATTGCTGCATCAGTAAGCATAGAGGAAACAAGTTTAAGCATATTTTCATACCCTTTTTTATCTCCACTCTTACGAGACTTTTCTCCCTCTAGTAATGTTTTGGTAATATTCATTAATAACATTCTTTCTGCTGGAGTATCGTGAGCATATGCTTCATAGAACTCCGCATAATTATCTTCTAAGTAAAGATAATCTTCATCAGAGTATCCACTTCCCCATCGTTTTAAGCATAACTTTTTTAATTCAGGAGTCATTTCTCTTTCTTCATAAATATCTTCTTCGATATTTTCTTTTTCTTCTTTTATTAAACTATCATCTAAAACAATACAATCAGAACTCATACTGTCCTTAAATTTATATTGATTTAAACTATTTACATTCTTCATATATGATTTAAGTAAATTATCATCATCATTTTTATATTTTCCCATATTACTTGATTTTTCTACTAAATCTCTATCAAAGTATATATCAAATAACATGCATAAGTGATATAATGCTTTTACTTCATCAGAATATTTAGCCTGTAATTCTTTAAATAATTTACTCAAACATTCTTTACATATAGGCATTCTTCCATCGTTAAATTTATACAACTTACTTCTACTAAGATAAAACCCTACATTTGGAGCTTTCTCTTCTCCACAAGCTGTACAAACCTTTTTTTTAGCCATTAACAATCACCTCTCTTAAAAATTTGCCCCTATAAGCCGTCTCTACAGGGGCATATAATTAATTTAAGGGAGACTGTTGGCTTCTAATCTCTTAGAAACCAAAATAAACACATAAGATAAATACATTAAATTCAAATATAAATAGGAGCGTTTTAAAAATATTTAAATAACTATGGAGGAATCATGAAACAAAATTACTCTTATGTGTTTATTTCAGCCTCTAATAAAAAAGACTAGGGATTTATCCCTAGCCCTATAAAATCACGATTTTATTTATCTTTATCTATTTTTATATTTATATCATTACTAACACTAGGTATAACTAGAAGTATTAAAAACCAAGCCCAACCATTGATAGGATAAGTAGTATCTAAAAATTCTAATTGAGGAATATTTAATACATCTAAAATCCATATAATTTTAATAAGTGCCTTAAATGTTTTGTACATAAGCTATCTCCTCCTATCAACATCTATATTATAAGTACATTCTTTACCATGTTCCCTAGAAAATATCATTAACTTTTGTCCAACTTTTCCTACTAATCCATAATTCTTAGCGTATGAATCTGTTCCAGATAAACTTGGATTTATAATTAATTCAGTTTTCCCATATGTATTTTCTACATGTTGATGCAAATGTCCAACGCATACATAATCAGGAACATACCCTAACATTGACGTTAATTTAGGAATATAAGTATTTAAATTTCCAAAATTATTACCATGTGTAGCAACGATCTTATTATTAAATATATTAAAAGTAATAATCTCATCATCTATATTATTCTTATGTATAGTTAATCCGCTCAAATTAGCACATCTATATTTAATCATCTCTAGAATAAAGTATCCGAAATTTTCCTTATCAAGAGAATCATTTTTATTTTGGCTAATTCTTTCATGGTTTCCTACAACATAATAAAAATCTACTTTAAACAAAGTAGATAAAGAACTTAATAACTCCGATATCATTTCTACGACAATGATACTTTGTTCAACCACATTTTCTCGGTTCTCTAATCTTAAGTTATTATGAATAATACCCGATATCATATCCCCACAACAGCATATATTAAGCTTAGTAACATCATTGTGTAAACAAATATCAATAATTCTTTGCTTTAAAAAAGATACTCTTTCTTTAGCAATTTCTAAATTGTATTCATTCCAATGATTTTCACATTCTAAACCTATATGCCAATCCGATAATAAAGCTAATCCTTCTTTGTCTCCGCTTTTTATAATAGGAGGATTACTTAACAAAGGTTTCACTTGATTAAAATCTCTAGCAATATCCCTAGCACACTCTAGCATATTTTCATGTCTAGACTGCTCTCTTATCTTTTTATTAAGCATAGAATTTAAATCCGATAACTTTACACGTTCTTTTTTAAGTTCTAAAATTTTTTCATTTAATTTCTCAATCTCATCCGAACTCATACTTTGCATCTTCTCATCTTGTAAATAATCATGATATTTCTTTAAGAAATATGCACCCTTACGTAAATTATCTGGATGATAATCTATACCTAAATAATCAACTATTTCTCCCCATCCCATAGTTGAAAATGGTTCTTCTTTGTTAAGTTTACCGACACATGCTTCAACTATCTTATCAAAATTTTCCATAACCCAATCTCCCTTTAAGTTATCTTATATTTCTTTTTCTGTTGAAACTGAAATCGTTAAATTCTGACATCCTTCAAAATCTCTTAATAAATCAACTAAATCATAAGTTTTATCTTCATCTTTTAAATGCTCTATAGCTATAACTTTGTCATCTTCAAATATAAGTTCCGTTTTACTTAAATTTAAACTTCTCTTTCTCTTTGCCATAATATCATTCTCCCTTAAAATAAAAATAAGACCTCATAAGAAGCCTTTAATAACTGGCGGAGAGTGTGGGACTCGAACCCACAAGCCGATTTACACCGACCAGAAGATTAGCAATCTTCCGACTTACCAATTAGAACTAACTCTCCATATAAATTAAATAGAATAGTAGGTAGGTCTTCACCTTACCGATTACATACTTCACATATATTCAACCACCAAGAAGACAAGTCTGAGCATTAAGGAGCGACCTTAATGCTTCTTGCCCTATATTTTACATAGCGACGAAACACTAATACTTGAAGAGGATTGACTACCTCTAACTTTCACCAGTTTTTCAGAATTAGTTTATTTAATCATATCTACCCTTTAGATATATTCAAGAATTGATTCTAGTCTTTGGCTACTCGTACTATAAACTCTTGTTATACCTTGATTTCTCAAGTTCACGACCAATGGCATTATTTGGATTTTCTTATAGAGGTTAAATATATCCCTACATCTAACATATAAGATTATTCTCTCACAGAGAGCGTCTATTATTACCACCAAGAGAATTATGTTTTTATGAGCGTATATAATAAGCACGTTAAGTTATCGTTGTGAGTTTCTCACTTCTATCGCAATATTACTACTACAATAAATCCACCTATTGAAAGTATCCTTACAATAACTGAATTGATATACCTTAACTCCTTGCAGCTTAACAAGCATCTTCACAAGGTTACCTGCTATCAAATTGGCAGGAGTTCAAAGAATCGAACTTTGACTAAGAGTTTTGGAGACTCCTGTACTACCATTATACTAAACTCCTATAATAAAACAGAGAATTGGGTTCAACCTAACTCTCTGTTATTTTTTTATTGGGATTTATTTCATTCCCATTTTTAGTCCGTAGGATTTATTTCATTCCTAAATTATAATTATTGAGATTTATTTCACTCTCTTTTTACTAATTAAATAATATCATAATAATATGTTAATTAAATTATATTTCTCTCTCTAATGATTTTCTCTTAGAAGGTAAGAATGACACCTTAGCTGCTTTGTGAGCTGGTTTTGTCCAATGTGTTTCTTTACCACCTAATCTAGTAATACCAGATGTTTCAGGCTTTCCAATTTGCTCAAATTTACATCCGAAAACTTTAACAACTTTTCCTTCTAATATTGCTAAGTCTAAAGACTCTTCTATTGCTTCTAATAATTCTTTAACAACAGCTTGAGATATTTTTATTTCTCTTTTTGCTGCCATATCTACTATTAATTTTATAAATTCTTTTTGGTTCATTACAATCTCTCCCTAAATTTGTATAATATGTTAATAAGGGGATTTTAAACAATTTATTAATTATACAATCTAACCGATTTGGTTATGTTTAACAACCCCTTCATCTATATATGTATTTATTAACTATGAATTGTAATCACTTTAGGAAACTATCTCTTTCTACACGATTTACACATAGGTTTATAACCCTTTTTACCGTTCTTATCGAAATGCTGAATCAACTTAGTTTCACCGCATTTATTACATTTTTTATACTTACCTTTTACTACATTTAAATAATAATGTTTTTCTGAATATTCTCTTTCATATGTATCAATGATTTTTTTAACTATTTTATCTAATTGATTAATTATAGCTTGTCTTGAACAATTTAAAGTATCTGCTATATATTGTTGAGTTTTATCTCTTCTCCATAGCTCAAGTATTTCATGCTGTCTATCTGATAAATCTGTTTTTTCTATTAAATCATTTACGTCAAGTAATATCTCATCATAAGCATCTATATCTTTTTTAACTTGTAATAAAGCCTTTACATGTGTTGGATCAAACATGTCTAAATAAGACCAATCTATCTCATTTCCGCTATCTCTTAATGGAGATTTCCATTTTATAGGTCTTTCTTTAGAATTTTTAACCATTAACATATCATCTTCAACTAAAGGTATTTGTTTTTTTATCATTCTATATAAAGTAGCATTTGTTAATTCATATCCATTATTACTTCTATTATTTAATCTTTCTAATAATTCTTTTCTTTTTCTATCACTTTCTTTTTTTAATTCTATATCTTTACCGCTATAAGTTAATGATAATAAATACTTTTTAAATTCATCATATGCCTGTAACTCAACATATTTTTCTTTATCCTTACTTGATACAGATTCTTTTGGAGCTAATTTATAATTCTTCTTAGTCCTAAATATAATCATTTCATCATCTGTTTTTTCTCCGTATCTATTGATTATTTCCTTTTCTTTTAAGATTCTCTTAAATAGATTATAATCATCATACACCTTAATTGTATCGTTTGGTTCTTTAGGATATTTCGCTAATAAATATGTCCCCATGCTTTCTAAACACTTTGCTACATTTGTATCTGACCATAAATCATCAGTTGTATTCAATCCTGTTTTACATATCCCCATATCCCATACTTCTTGCCAAAATAAATCATCACTAAGTCCGTACTCATTTAAATTTAACACATTAGAAACATTATCAATTCTCTTGTTTAATTTTTCAATTTTATAATCTAATTTATTATAGTAATCCCATATAGTTTTCCCATCAATAATTCCTCTGAATTTGTTATTAGTGTAAGCCATTAAAAATCACCTCCACATAAATCACAAGTTCTTCCTAAATATTGACATTCTGAACATACATATTCATCTCTTATTCCGATTATATCCCAGGTATCCTTGTAATTTTCATATTTTTTACCCTCATACTCTAATTTTATTACCTTATATTCTTCATACTGTTTATTCATATTCTTTTCTCCTATTCCAATTATTCATTCATAATAAACCCCACCTTTCAGTAGTTATTCTATAATATAATTATACATTAATTTGTATAATATGTCAAGAGATACGAATAATTGAAATAGGATTTATGAAATTCAATACGCATATGGGTTTTATATGCGTTTGACAATTATGTTTAAGCGTAGTCTAACATAATTGAAATTTATTTAACTAATATTATTTTTATTCTAAGACATCTAATGTGTCTAAAATAACTTTGAAAGCATTGCAATTACTAGCTTGTAGCTATAAAGCGTTAAAGAGGTAGAGTCTATAAATTATAATCAAACCACTTATTTAATAACTCTCTCATTCTTGGAGAAGGAATGTATACATTTATCTCTTTGCCATCTCTTATAGCACTTCTGAATATCCATTGTAGCATATCTGAGATCGCTAATAATTCTTGATTCACTTCTACGTTTTGATTTATAAAATAATTTACTTCATTAGGATTCATAAATATATTTAACATAAAAGCCATATTCTTTACATGTTTATATTGATTTGTCGCCCTTGTTGTATAAGATAAAAATTGTTTGCCATATCTTCTTCCTTTTAGATCATCATATGAATCTTTATATGTAGTCCATAATCTATCATCTGCTTTAGCTTTGCATATATTTCTAAAATAATTATCCATATTATTTTTTAGTATTGTTTTTTGTTTCATACTGGTTTTATCCTTCTTTTTAAACCATGTGGCTGATAAATATGTCTTTTCTTTTTCTTTATGTATTCTTTTAGGAATATAATTGATATTTATGTCTCCTTCGTATATATTTATTAAGTTTTTAACTTTATTTCTAAATTCATAATCGTATTTATCACTACAATCTATAATTTTATAATCTCCATTACTATCATCTATTGTTTTGGTTTCATATTTCATATTATGAAGTTTGTAATAGTATGCCTGTATTTGAGCTTCAAATAGATATGTTAATATATATACCTCTTTGAATAGTTCAAATACATTAGATGGGAATGTCCAATATAGAGCTGTATTATTAAATATGTATAAGTTTTTCGTATCTGCATAATTTTTTATATATGCAAAATCCGTATCATTTATAGGTGCTACATCATAATTCCATTTATGTAATCCTTTGGTATCCCCTTCTACTGGAATTATCCATTCACTACTTAATAAAAGTTTCAAATCATTCTTTTTTATTTTTATATTTTCTATAACTTGAAATACTTCATCTAGTATTAATATATAGCCTATGTTTTTAAGTAAATCTATTATATCATCATCTACATTTTTAAACATTGCATGTGTAGATATTATATCTGCTCCATTTTTTAATAAATCTTTTAAATGAGATAATTTTGTACTTTTCCCATCTTTATATTTCAATTCAGGTTCTATTAAATCTATAGTATATACATTTTCTTTAACCCTTTTAACTTCATCTAGATATGGTGTTATATATATAACTCTGTTTCTAAATGGTTTTTTACCAATTTCATTAATATAGTTTATAGCCCATGATGTTTTCCCTTTTCCCATAGGTGCGTCAATAACAGTAATTTTACTCATAACTTATCCCCTTTGCTTTATAAATCTAATAATATATTTGCATCCATATCTAATGTCTTGCATATTTTAACTATAGTATCTACAGTTCCTATTCTCCTTCCTAGTTCAATAGATCTATACATTTCAAAAGATATATTCATTGATTCTGAAGCTAGTCTTTGGCTTTTAAATTTCTTTTTTCTACATTCTCTTAAATATTCTAAATTCATAATTATCACCCTCTCTATCTTTATTATGCACATCTTGTGCATATTTATTAGTATATATTGATTTTTATAATATGTCTACTAATTTATAAAATATTTTAACTAAATTTTCAATATCCCATTTCTTGCTTTATAATTTCTTTTAATTTTTAAAAATCGCTACAACCATTGATATTGCTGAATTTGAAGCACTTTACTTTTTATCCTCTATAATATTTGAAATTACTATATTTGGAAGTATTGTTTAGTCTGTATTAATTTTTACGTTACCTTTATGATAAATTAATCATCATAGGTAAATAGAATTATTCCTACAATTAGCACATACCTTAAAGCGAGTATTTTCAATAGGTTTGAAAATTTTCTTAAATTTATGAATTTTTTTATCAAAATAACATATAATTAAAGTATACATTTTTAATGGGGGTATTTATAAATGAAAAAAGATAAAATTCCTACTAAAACTATATCTTTCAAAGAGGACTTCTTAGATGAATATCAATTTTTATTAAGAATGGAGAAAAAGTACGGTAATCTAAGTAGATTTATATGTATGATGATAAGGGAATATATGAATAATCATCCAGAAGAGTAGATAATCTACTCTTTTTTATTTTATGTAAATAATTATTTTTATTAAATTTAGGAAACTTTTTATCTATTTTTCATATAGTAAAGTATAAAACAAATACAAAAGATGAAAGGAGATATTATTATGAACAGTAACGCAGTAGCAAGAGGACTTTTTGATTCAGTTAAGGCTTATATAGAGCTAGATAAGAAAAAATATGAGGTTAAGTCTACAGTTGTATTTGATGAAAAAGATCCTTTAAACGTGTCTAAGATGTATATAGTAATAATGCTTAGAGATTCCAATGCTAGAAGAAAAGATGAACATGGGAAATGGGTCAAAGATGAAACTTGGAACTTTGCTTATAAAACTAAAAAAGGATGTTTATCTTTAAGAGATTTTACACATTTCAGAATGGTTAAGTGGTATAAAGGAGAAACTTATAAGAAATCTCTAATATTTTGGAGCAAAGAACAAAGTGAATCTCAAAGACTGAGACAATTTGCTAATAAATTTAAAGTTTGTACTGCAATAATGGAATCAGTCTCTGAATGTTTTGAGCCTGCTACGGCTAGGTATTTTGAGACTAAAAAACAAATTAATGAAGCTAATAAATCTGCTCAATAGTTATTTCTAGAGGAGTAATCTAGTCTACCGTCTTATAGAATATAGTATTATTCCTCTTGAGAATAATTAAATGTATATTATTAGTTATTTAATAATTTTTTAGTTTAATAATATTATGTCCAAGAAAATCAAAACTATACTAAGGACAAAAATATAATGCTAATAATAGATAAATTACAAGTTATAGATAAAAATATTTAGATAATCTTATATTCTATCCTAAATTATCCGAGGTTGAATTATATGGATTAGAATTTATATTATCTAATTTACGTAGAAACTAAAATGAAGATATTAGTTTAGGAATTATATGCTTATATTTAAATATCATCAAGTAGACTAATACTTTTATCTTATCTAAGATACTATATAAGCATATGCTAATAATCAACAAACCAAGGAGAAGCCATGTTTAAAGTAGATTATAACAAATTAAAAACTCATGATTTAACTGCTATAATAAGGGGAAATTACGGAAGAAGTGAACCAAAATTATTTACATTTATCCATAAAATATACGAGAATGAGCAAGGATATATTACGGGGTTAGAATATATGTCTGAAAATGGACATTTAATATTTTGGTGTAATGCAAATCAAATAGATGCAATAGGATACAAAGAAAATAAATATAAAATAGAAAATTTATAATATTATCAATAGGAAGACTAGAATAATCTAGTCTTTTTATTTTTTTTATTCTTCTTAAATTTAGGAAACTTTTTAGATTTGTTACATATAGTATATTATAAATAAAATTAGGAGGTTATTTATGAATATTTCAAAATACAAAGATAAAGTTGATAAGGTTAATGCAATATTATTAGATTCTAAAATGCTTACAGGTTTGATTGGTCTTGGAGCTTGTGCCGCAGCATTAGGAATTCCTATAACAATTTTACCTGTTACAGCAAATATTTTAACTCATGGAGGAATTGTTGTATTAGGAGGAGTTGTTGCGTATATATCTGGAGACTTAATTAAAGACGCAGTAAAATCTAATAATAAAGAGGTGAAATAAATGTTTATTAGCTCATTCTTAGTTGGTGTTACATTGGGAACTTTAGGATATTGTGGGAAAGAAGTTTATTATACTATAAAGCCTAAAAAAGAAAATATGAAATCTGATATTGAAATCAAAGATAATATTATGAAATCTGATAAAAAATACTATGATTTTAATGATTTATTTTTTAATTGTGGGTTAGATAATAAGTCTAAGAATATGCCTAAATTAGTAGAATATAAGAATATGAGCACCGTAGATATTTTTACCTTTAAATTACCTGCAGGGGTATCTGTATCTAAGGTTAGAAGTAAACTAGAAGAAGTTTCAGATTTCTTCGAGATAGATGAAATGAATATAAAAATACAAAAGAAAAATAATATGATGGATATTATAATCACCAAAGATAATTTATTCTCTAATGATAAAGTTATAAATTATTATATACCTAAATTAGATAAAAATAAATTAATGATGCCCCTTGGACATTATATAAATAAAGATTATTTGGAGCAATTTTTAGCTGTAGATATGAGTTCTGGAGACATACCACATGCTTTTATAGGAGCTACTACAGGAGGAGGAAAGAGTAATTTTGTACTAACCGTATTATTATCTTGGATTATGAATTACTCTCCTCAAGATTTAGAACTATGTATAATGGATAGTCAGGGAGGAGCAGACTATACCACACTATTATATGCCCCTCATGTAAAAAACAACAAGTGTTATTCAGATGTAGAAGATGTACATGAAATATTAAATGATTGTTTGGCTGAATTAAAAGATAGACAGCAAAAATTAGTTAATACTGAGACTAAAAATGCAGTAGAGTATAGAAAAAGAATAGGGAAGATGCCTTTTAAAGTTATCATCATTGATGAATATGCTTCATTTAAAGATACCGAAACTAAAAAAGGAGAAAGAATCACTGATAAAGTAGCTACAATAGCTGCAAACGGGAGAAAAGTAGATATTCATATCATAATAATAACTCAAGATGCCAACCAGAATTCCATTGATCCAACGATAAAAAGGGTATTACCTTTAAGAATAGGTTTTAAATGTGCAAATGACCAACACTCTAAAAATATATGTGAGTATACAGGACTTGAGACTCTAAAAGTTAAAGGAGTAGGTAGAGCATATGGTTTACCTATAGATGATCAATATGTTCAATTTAGAGCTATGTATATGCCAGAAGATTCATCCGTTATAAAAAAAATGATTCAATCTAAGTATAAAAAACATAATTCATAGGAGGATGCAATATGAACAATGTTATAATAGATATGGATGATGTAGTTGAGTTTATATATAACCAACTAAATAAAAGAATAGATAAAGACTCTATAATTGAAATTTTAGATTTAGAAATGATATATTTAGAAAAATTTGATTTAATTGAAGGGTAGAAATACTCTTCTTTTTTTGTATAAAGCTTGTCCACTATACATATTATTTTAATAAAGTAAATAATATCTATTTTAAAATCAGGGTAATATATCTTACTACGTAAAGTGGTCAACCGTAGCTATATCACTTGCCCTGGTCAAGTGTTGCCGATTAGGCTAATGTTCCAGCTTATCACTAGTAACATTGTTCTCTTATAAATTAATTTAGGTTAAGTTTTATAATGGTTTATAATCTAATAAACATACTTTTTCTTTATACCCACAAATGAAAGTGAGTTCTAATTTAATAATTAATCATTCTATCCAACAAGGTAGCGACAAACTACCAAAATAGCCCACCCATGCGAATATAAATACTTATACATTATTACATTATAAAAAATTATATATCTTAATTTAAATTATTTACATTGAACTACTATATTATATGTATTAATTCAATGTAAGTTTCATAAAAGATTATCTATTAATACTATTATAAACACCCATTTGAACATTTTACATATACACATTAAACATTTTAAGCCATCGAGCATATAATATTTATATAAAATTATTTGGAGGAATTGCCATGAGTATAACAAAAAGAGATAGATATGTTGTGAATATATTAGATAATCACATTAAATGTGCTACAGTACAGCAAATCAATATGCTTCCTTGTTTCTGTAAAGCTAATACCGTAGCCAGTAGAAGACTAAAAATGCTTAGTGAAAATGGATATTTACAAAGACAAATGTTTGAAGTTATTGGAAACTCCTATGTTTACTATAGTAATTTTTTAAAATATCCCCCTAAAGAATTAGAGCATAGTTTAAGTATCACTGATGTATATCTAGCTTTATTAAGATCTGGATATGAAATTATTACATTTGACGTTGAGAAGGCATTAAAGTATATTGAATCAGACAAAGAGAGATGTATAATTCCAGATATAATGATAATAGCAAGAGATCAAAAAGGAAGAATACAAAAGTTTTTCTGTGAAATATGCTTGGATAGAAAATTTGATGCTATTGTTAATAAATATAACAAATATAAATATTATTATATTCCACAGCTAAGAAAGAATAGAAATGTTAGTCCATATGAACTATTAATAATATCTCCTGTTTATAGGGAGATAGAAGGTCATTGTGTAAAAGATGATATTGATTCTATTGAAAGTTTCTTTAAAACTATGAGTATTTAACTTGAAGAGTAGATTTAATCTACTCTATTTTTTTGTTCATAAAAATGTTCGTAAGAGTATTCATGATATGTTCAAATATTGTTCAAACATTGTTAATTATGGTGTTTATTGGATAGCTTGTTCATACCTGTCCAACCATTGGAATTTGGACAATTAAGGTTTTCATAAAGTGGTTGAGCGAAGCCGTAGGATACTACGGAGTAGTGAACAAAATTATTGATTTTGAAATTAAATTCCTAATTTAGTTATATTTTCCAATTAAGTTTGCTCATAAAAAAAGACCTCTAAAGGTCTTAATTATTTTTACATATAACACATCTGTCATATTCAAATTTAACATTCTTTTCACAGTGAGGGCAATACTGATAATTATTATTGTATACTCCTAAATTATCTTGATGATCTCTTTTATTATAATAATCATTCTCTTTGTTATCTGAAGTATTCCAAAACATTTTTAATCACTCCTAATTAATTTTTATATTTATATTGTAGACATGTATTTTTTTATTATTCAAAAGTTTTAATTTTCTTTTCGATGTTGGTATTATCGTATATTTTCTAATTTTACAGAAGTTTCCTTGTTAAAGTTTCAATTTATACCCCTTTAATTATAGTGTTCGGTGGCTTAAATTCGATAAAACGTTGAAATTTCAATATTTAAGCGTATTTTTTATGACTTTTTATGATTTTTAGTACATTTTTGATACGTTTTTAACAAGGATTTAGTATTGTTTTACGATTAATTTTACGATTAACTTTTATAATTTGTATCGAAAATTTTCCAAAATGTGTATTTTGAGTAACTCTAGGGAAATCAGAAAATCAAAGCCCGTCCAATTTATGAATATACCCCCGCATAGCTCAAAACTAAGGAAATACCGTATATAATTATAGATTATATACGGTAAAATCTAACTTCTATATATTCCAGCAGCTCAGGAAGTAACATATATAATATTAGATCATTTATTTCTATCAGATATAAAGCTTTAAAGTTGGATTAATAATAGTTTGTATTGCTTTATTTCTCGCAGATAAGAAAAACAATATAAAAATTTT